CCCAGACCCTGTACAGTGCGCGGGAACGCCTGCGCCATACGCTGGGCCGGGAGCCGGCTTTGTCCGAGCTTTCGGAGGCTACGGGCCTGACGCCGGAGGAGATCGTGGCGCTGATCCCGCCGCCCAACGCCCCGCTGACACTGGAGGAACTGCGGGAGATGGACGGTCAGCCGGTTTGGTTCTGCAAATGCCACAATGGCCTGTGCAATTGGTGCGTGATAGATCACACAAATGAGACGAACATCTTTTTCACAGACGGCACGGTTCGTCTGATGAGTTCCTATGGCGATGGTTGGTTGGCCTACCGCCGCAGGCCGGAGGAGGAGATCACATGACCAACCTCTACGCCAAAGCCCTCCACGCCGCACCGAAGAAGAAGCCCCTCCCCCGCAAGTGCTCCACCTGCGCGGACCGGGACTGCCGGACACGGGGGAAGGTGTGCGACTGGAGGCACTGCAAGGACTGGAAGGAGGGACCGCGCAAAGCCTGAAAACGTGTTCCGAGGGTAAATTACCAACCGATTACGAATTTGGAGGATACCATGAACCTTCGCAAAGCGATAGCGATCGATTTTGACGGATGCCTCTGCTCCGACAAGTATCCGGACATCGGGGAGCCGAACTGGGCTGTTATCTACCGGGCAAAGCAGGAGCGGCGCAGGGGGGCGGGCCTGATCCTCTGGACCTGCCGGGAGGGGCAGCTCCTTCTGGACGCTTTGGCCGCCTGTGAAGCCTGGGGGCTGACCTTCGACGCTGTGAACGAGAGCCTGCCGGAATGGATCGAGGCATACGGGAACGACCCGCGGAAGGTGGGTGCTTCGGAGTACGGGGATGACCGGGCGGTGCGTCTGCCCACGGCTCCCCATTTTGCGGGGGGCCCTGGAGATGATTCTGTAGAACTGTTCTCCCCGCCTCCGGGAAACAGGGACTTGGCCCTGAAGCCGCGTCCCTTCTGCAAGAGCCCCAACGTGCTCTATGAGCGGTATGCGGGTCCGGCGGGAGGAGAGCGGTGGCGCTGTTTCTGCGCGAACTGCGTCGCCGGGATCGACCCCGGCTGGGCAGTGGACCGTCTGACGGTGCGGGAGATGTGGAACCGCAGAGGAACGGAGGCGAGACCGAGAGATGAACTGGAAGCGTGAAGCGGCGGACCGGCTTCGCGGCTATGAGGCCCAGAAGCAGGCCCTGGAGAGCATCCCCATGGAGCTGCGGCGGCTGGAGAGCGCCTGTACCGGCCTCCGGAGCGCCGCCGCGGACCGCGCGCCGGTCTCCGGCGGAGGGGAGGACCGGGAGGACGCCCTGCTGAGCAACATCGTCCACCGGGACGAGCTGAAGCGGCGGCTGAAGCAGGCGCGGCTGTGGGTAACGATGGTGGACAAGGCCCTGACGGTCCTGGACAGCGAGGAGCGGCTTGTTCTGGAGCGGTTTTACATCCATCGGGCCAAGGGGGCCGCCGAGGCCCTGTGCGAGAGCCTGAACCTGGAGAAAAGCGCCGTCTATGACAGGCGGGACAGGGCTTTGCGGCACTTCACCCTCGCCCTCTACGGCATCACCGAGACAGAGTAAAAAGTCCGGAAAAAAACCGGACGATTTTTCCGAAAAGCCGTGGTACAATGATAGGGTAAAATTCTGACAAAGCCGGGCGGCCTCCTCCAACCGAGGGGGCCGTCAGTCTGTTCGGAAGGAGGTCTCCGGCCCCGCGTTTCTCCTTTGCGCGGGGTCTGGTCCGAGCCGGTACCGGTCGCCAACGTGACCGGGGCGAGAACCATTACCACGGGGCTCTCTCTGGGGAGCATCCAGCTTGCCCTGAGCGGCGGGGCTATCACCTACGCCGTCACCTTCCTCTGTACGGACATCATCGGCGAAATCTGGGGGAAGAACACGGCAAAGGGCGTGGTGAAGTACGGCCTGATCGGGCAGATCTTCGCCACCGCCTGCATCATGATCACCGGGGCGTTCCCGGCCACGGACCCTGTGATGGACGGGGCCTATCAGACGCTGCTGGGGCAGAACTGGATCTTTGTCATTGGCAGTCTGAGCGCCTACCTGGTCTCCCAGACCTGGGACGTGCTGGTGTTCCACTTTCTCCGGGACCGGTATGTGGAGCGGCACGGGAGCACCAGGGGAGGCCGGTGGCTGTGGAGCAACGGCTCCACCCTGACCAGTCAGGTGTGGGACACGGTGATCTATGCCGTTATCAGCTTCGGCCTGGGCCTGGGGTTGCTCTTCACGGCGGAGGGGCGGGCACAGCTCCTGGGGATCATCCTCGGGCAGTACCTGCTGAAAGCGGGGCTCGCCCTGCTGGACACGCCGTTTTTCTACTTTTTCACCCGGAACGCTGACAGGCGATAGGCCCCGTACCATGAAACGTAAGGAGAGGAGGAAATGCCGAAAAACAGAACAGACCTGCCCTGGGAGCGGCAGAATGGCGAGAGCGCCCAGGCGTTCGCGGCATTCCTTGTTTACCTGAACTTGGGGGCAGAACGGAGCCATCAGACGGTATCGCAACAGTGTGGTAAAAGTATATCGCTGATTGGGCGTTGGAGCCGTGCTTATGGCTGGGTGGAGCGGTGCCGGGCCTGGGATAATTATCTCCAGCGAGAGGCCAAAAAGGCGGCGGTCGCAGAGATCCGGAAGATGAATCAGCGGCATATCAGCATGGCCCAGCAGATCCAGGACGCGGTCTTACAGGCGCTCATTGACCTGGGGAGCGATATCGTCACGCCACAGAACTTTGCCGCTGTGGTGAAGCTCTCTACCGACCTGGAGCGGCAGAGCATGGAGGCGGAGGCGAAGGAGACCATCAGCAGCGAAGAGCTCCGGGAGCAGGCGGAGGACGATCCGCTCACCGCGGCGCTGAAGGAGGATATGGACAGTGGGCTTTTCTGAGAAACAGCGGCAGATCCTGCGCTTCCCCTACACGCAGTATCAGGCCCTGATCTGTGACGGCGCGGTGCGCTCCGGGAAGACCAGCGTCATGAGCCTGAGCTTCGTCCTCTGGGTGATGGGGAACTTCCGGGGGTGCTCCTTCGCCATCTGCGGGAAGTCGGTGGGCAGTGTGGAGCGCAATATCGTCACGCCGCTTTTGTCCGTGGGCTACCTGCGGGGGCACTTTGATATCCGATACCTCCGGGGGGACCATATGCTCCTGATCCGCCGGGGGGAGCGGGAGAACCGGATCTACCTCTTCGGCGGCAAGGACGAGAGCAGCTATGCGCTCATCCAGGGCGTCACCCTTGCGGGGATCCTCCTGGACGAGGTGGCCCTGATGCCCCGGTCCTTCGTGGAGCAGGCGTTGGCCCGGTGCTCTGTGGCGGGGGCCCGCTTCTGGTTCAACTGCAACCCGGACAGCCCGCGCCACTGGTTCTACCAGGAGTGGATACTGGGCGCGCAGCGGCACAACGCCCTGCATCTCCACTTCCTCATGGAGGACAACCCGGGCCTGGGCGCGGAGACCCTGGAGCTCTACCGGACCACCTACTCCGGCGTGTTCTACCAGCGCTATGTCCTGGGGGAGTGGGTGGTGGCGGAGGGCCTGGTCTATACCATGTTCCACAGCGGCCTGGTGGTGGACGAGATCCCGTGGCAGGCAAAGCAGCGGGGCCGCTGGTTCATCTCCGTGGACTACGGCACCGTCAACCCCACGTCGGCGGGGCTCTGGTGCCTCTGGAACGGCACGGCGTACCGGGTGAGCGAGTACTACTATGACAGCCGGAAGCCGGGGCATATCCAGCGCACGGACGAGGAGCACTACCTGGAGATCGAGAAACTTGCCGGGAGCAGGCAGATCGAGCGGATCGTCCTGGACCCCTCCGCCGCGAGCTTCAAGGCGACGATCCGGCGGCACGGGCGCTTCTCCGTGTGGGACGCCGTGAACAGCGTCCTGGACGGCATCCGCCTGACGGCCACCCTGCTCAAGGCCGGGCGGCTGAAATTCCACCGGAGCTGTGAGGGATGCCTCGGCGAGTTCCAGGCTTACCGATGGGATACAGACGCCCGGGAGGACGCTGTTATCAAGGAAAATGACCACGCCATGGACGATATCCGCTATTTCTGTGCCACCGTCATGGCGCGTGGGATGAGAGGAGTGTGAGAGATGGGACTGATCGACTGGTTTCGCAGCCTGGTCGGGCGGCTGAGAAGAAAAGATACCCCCTCAGGTGTGATCGAGAAGGAATTCGGCGCACACCCGGCGGCATCCCGCGACATGGCGGACAACGCCGCCCTCTGGTACGCCATGTACACCAACCATCCGCCCTGGGAGACCTGCGACGTGCGGCCCCTGGGGCTTCCGGGGGCCATTGGCCGGGAGCTGAGCCGCCACGCGCTGACGGAATTCTGTATCACCGTATCCGGCAGCGCCCGGGCGGAGTACATCGACCGGCAGGTCCAGCGGGCGGCGAGGAGCTTCCGGGAGGACCTGGAGCTGGGCCTCTGCCTGGGCGGCGTGGCCTTGAAGCCGTACCCGCAGGACGGACAGCTCCTGGTGGAATCCTACACCGGCGGCTTTACCCCCACCCGTTTTGACGGCACGGGCAGGGCCGTGGGCGGGGTGTTCCGAAGCGAGCCGGTCCGGCAGGGGAACGAGTGGTACATCAAGCTGGAGTACCACGATTTCCTCTTGCAAGAGGACGGGACCACGGCCTATGTTGTGGAGAACAAGGCGTACCGCAGCAGCCGGGAGGGCCTCGTCGGCGCCCAGGTGCCTCTGGAGAGCGTGGAGGCGTGGGCTGACCTCTCGGAGCGGGAGGTGATCGAGGGCCTGACAGGGCCGCTCTTCGCCTATTTCAAGCCGCCGGTCTCCAACGACATTGAGCCGTCCTCCCCCGTGGGCGTGTCGGTGTACGCCGGGGCCACGGCGGAGCTGATCCGGCAGGCGGATGAGCAGTGGCAGCAGCTCCGCCGGGAGTACCGCACGGGAAAGCGCAGGATGCTCTTCAACGGCTCTGTCATGGACCATGACCAGGTGGATGATGAATTCTTTGAATACGGAGACTTCACTGGCGACGCCAACTTCTTCCAGTTCATCAACCCGGAGCTGCGGGACGACCAGTTCTACAACGGCTTCCAGCGCATCTTACAGCGCATCGAGTTCAACGTGGGCCTTGCTTTCGGCACCTTCTCGGACCCGCAGGCCGTCGAGAAGACGGCCACCGAGCAGATCATGACCAAGCACCGGCAGTACGTGACGGAGGACGCCATTCAAAAGGCGTTCCAGGCAGCGCTGGAGGACCTGGTGTATGCCCTGGACGCCCTGTGCGACCTTGCCCGGCTCGCGCCGGCGGGGGCGTATCAGGTGGACTGCAAATGGGGCGACGGCGTCCTGGACGACCCGGAGACCCGGCGGCAGGACATGGCGCTGGATATGCAGCGGGTGGCCGCCGGTCTCATGCGGCCTGTGGATTTCGTCATGAAGTGGGACAAGGTGGACGAGAAGACCGCCCGGAAGCTGCTGCCGGACATGGAGGACCTGACGGATGAGCCGGAGGAGGAGATCGAGTAATGCCCCGGTATCCGTTTACCCCGGAGCTGCTGGACGCGCTGCCGGAGGAGCTGTGCGAGCTGTTCCGGGGCCTGGAGGTGCGGCTCCTGGAGGAGATCTGTTCCCGGTTGAAGATTGCGGACCAGCTCAACGAGGTGACAGTGCAGGACATCCGCGCGCTCCGGGCCCACGGCATCGACCTGGAGGACATCAAAAAGGCCATCCGCAAGTACACCAACACCGGGGAGGACAAGATCAATGCCCTGCTGGATGACGTTGTGGCCCGCAACCAAGCCTATTACATCTCCATGATCGACTTGGCCCAGGTCACAGCGCCGGAGCGGCTGATTGACCAGGAGGATACATACGCCATCTATGAGCAGACCAAAGGTCAGTACCGGAACATCACCCAGTCGATGGGTTTCCTGGTAAAGCAGGGTAGGCACAAAGTCATGCTCCCGCCCGCGCAAGCGTACCAGTGGGCACTGGATAGCGCGGAGCTCCAGATACAGTCCGGGGCCGTCAGCTACAACCAGGCAATCGCCGTGGCGGTGCGACAGTTGGCCGACAGCGGGTTGAAGACCGTGAGCTACGAGAGCGGGCACATCGACCAGTTGGACGTGGCCGTGCGCCGCGCGGTGATGACCGGCGTGAACCAGCTCAACCAGAAGTACCGGGAGCAGTCCATGGACTACCTGGAGACGGATCTGCTGGAAGTGACGGCCCACCTGGGGGCGCGGAACACAGGAACGGGCTTTGTTAATCATGAATCGTGGCAAGGTGGGATTTATCGGTGGAAACGTTAAGAAAAATAATTAAAAATGCGGTTGCCTTGCCGCCTGCCAGCATGTTTCATAAAAAGGCGAATTACGAAAGACGGTAATTATGGAAAGGATTATAGATAAAACAGGAAAAAAGTATGGACTTTTAACTGTAATTGAACGCGCAGATAGTAAGAACGGTGAGACCAGATGGATATGCCAGTGTTATTGCGGAAGAAAGACTGTCGTAAGGGGTGGGAATCTGACCAGCGGCGCAATAAAGAGCTGTGGCTGTCTGCGAAAAGAAAGAGCGACCGAGGGGCACACCACACACGGTGCGTCAAAAGAAAATGGGAAAAGAAGTAAGTTGTATTCTATATGGATTGGTATGCGTAGAAGGTGCTATGATGAAAACAGCATCAATTACAATTATTATGGCTTGCGTGGAATCACTGTTTGCGACGACTGGAAAGATGATTTTGAAAAATTCAAAGAGTGGGCATTATCGTCTGGATACGATTCGACGCTGACCATTGATAGAATTGAAAATGACAAGGGGTATTCTCCAGAAAATTGTCGTTGGATTGGGGCTAAAGAGCAAGCGAGAAACCGGAGAAGCAATAATGTTATAACATTTAACGGAGAAACTCATACAGCGGTTGAGTGGGAAGAAAAACTTGGCTTTTCAAGGGGAACGATTTCCAGAAGAATAAGATCGCGCGGTTGGTCGGTTGAACGCGCTTTGACAGAACCTATACACGCAGAGAATAGGGGGAGGTGGTTAAAATGAGTAACGCCAAATATCCTGACTTTGTAGAAGTCTGCGGCTACGGTAATGTGGCCGGGATTGGCGGAGCTTAGTAATGAAAATTGCAGACATAGTTTTTGGCCGTACATAGAAGGCGTTTCTGAACCAACGTACTCTCAAAAAGAACTTGATGATATGAAAGGGGAAAATCACAAGTTTACGTTTGAGGGTAAAGAATATGATGGGTACAGCAGCACCCAGATGCAGCGCCGCGTGGAGCGCGAGATACGAAAGCAGAAGCGGTTCAAAACGGCGTTCGAGGCCGCAGGGCTGAGCGACGCTGCCGCTGCCGCTGGCTCGAAGCTGCGGGCGCTCAACGAGAAATACCGAGCGTTCAGCAAGGCGGCGGGCCTTCCGGAGCAGCGGGAGCGGATGAGGGTGCAGTATGTGGATTACGCCTCCTATGCAAAGGCGGAAAAACTGCTTGAAAAAAGTTCAAGGTCTGGTATACTGAAAGATACAGGATATCAGGGGGTGCCGATCACCGAAGAAGCCATCCAGCGCGTACCGCTGGTCCAGCCGGAGGGTTGGAGCATAGAGCAGGCAGAGCGGCTGCAAGCGGCTCATCGGGACTTGCTGCGGGCCGTCAAGGAAAAGCCGGTGGGCACAGAGGCCGGGGCGGTCTACACGCCGGACATGCGGTTGATAGAGCGGCGTATCGGCGCTGATTCGGAGCAGACGATTTCGTTGCCACGTTATGCAAGTCCGCATATTCTCATTCATAATCATCCAAGCGGAGAACTGTTTAGCCATACAGACATAGCCCCATTTGTAATGAACGAAAATATGCAGGCTATAACTGCTGTAGGCAACTCTGGGAATGTATATATGTTAATAAAAACAGATGATTATGATGGGTTTCGATTTTTACAGGCTTATAATGCTGTGCTGGGACGATTGCAGGGGGCAGTAAGATCGTCAGATGTGAGAAAGTATATAGCGATTATGGAGAAATTCTTAGAGGAGGTCGGAGAATATGGCGCGAATTTTATCAAGAGAGGATAAGGAACGGTTAGAGTCCGACCTTGCACTGGCAGAACCGTACGACGAAGACGCACCAGAACTGCGCACTCTGGATGGAGAAGTGGATTTTGACCGAATGAGAGCCACAACGGCAAAGAAGATTCTTGAAATGGCAAAAGAAGAAACATAAGCGCCATGAATGTGAAAGCATTTGGAGTGGAGGCGAAAGAATATGGCGTGCGATTTATCACCTGAGCAAAAAGCTTATTTTGAAGAGCTTTTAAAAAAAGCAGAGCCGTATCCTGAAGATGACCCGATATTTGATACGTTGGACGGAAAGCGAGATATGGATCGCGCAATGGCCACCATCGCTAAGATGGCGCTGGAAGGGCGGCTGAAATAGTATGGTCAGGGTCATTCATGACCGTAGCTGGTATTGCTGCCCCCATTGCGGCAAGGCGCTATTCCCAGTTCGGACGGATACGAAAGTGAAGAATATGCCATTCCGGTGCAAGGCGTGCAAGCACGACATTGAAGTGAATATCGCATAAGAGCCAAGAGCCTGTGAGCCAAGAGCCATCGACAGCTTCCGATTTGGGAGCAGTTGATGGCTCTTTATTTTTGACCGTCCCGAAGTCGCAAAACTACGGGGCCGCAGTGGAAGCGACCCACGCGAAAAAAGCGAAGCGGTGAAGGAGAGACCATGACGAGAGAATCTTTGAAGGGCCTGGGGCTTGAGGATGCCGCCATCGACAAGATCCTGGACGAGAACATGGCGGACATCGGAAAGGAGAAGGCCAAGACCACCGCGGCGAAAGCCGACCTTGCGGACGCGCAGGGGAAGCTTTCTGCGGCCACAGCGGAGCTGGAGGCGCTGAAGAAGTCCAACGGCGACGTCGCGGCAGTGCAGAAACAGCTCGCGGACCTCCAGGCCAAGTACGAAAAAGACACGGGCGAGCTGACCGCCAAGCTGGCGGACCGGGACTACTCCGACGCGATCGCCCGGGCCATCACGGGGAAGTCCCTCAAGTTCAGCTCCAAGAGCGCGGAGCGGGCCTTCACCGCCGCGCTGAAGGAGCAGAAGCTGGAGCTGAAGGACGGGGAGCTGGCCGGCCTGGACGACTTCATCAAGGCCCAGCGCGAGGCGGACCCCGACGCGTTCGCCCCGGACAGGCCCGTGCCCCGATTCGCTACCGGGTCCGGCAGCGGCGGAGGGCATGGAGCGCCGCCGGAGACCGTCCCAGCCAACGTGGCCCAGGCAAGAGAGATGGGCGCGGCCCGTGCGGCCAAGGCGAAGGCGACCAGCGACGTGCTCAAAAATTACTTATAAAGGAGAGATCGCATGAAGTTCAAGACAACGACCGTAGGCGGGACGATCGAGATCCTCGCCGCAGACGATTTCGACGCTGTCCCGTTCACCGTGACGGAGGCCACTGCCGTCAAGGCGGGGACGCCGATGACCATCAAAGGCAAGAAAACGGCTCCCGCCTCTGCTGACGGCATCCTGCTGTACGATGTGGACCCCGAGGAGAACCCCAATGCAGCTTTGGTGGTGCGGGGCATCATCGACCAGAAGAAGGCGGAGGCACATTCCGGCGTGACCTATGACGCGGCCGCACTGAAAGCGGCGGTCCCCGGCATCGTCCTGCGCGACGACATCGGCGTGACTGCCGCCGACACGAAGTGAGGAGGTACATATGGACCTGAGAAGTTTTTTCACACCTGACGCTATCGCGGCCCAGTATGAGGAGGTCGCGTCCAACCAGATCCCCTACCTGGGGTCCGGCTTGTTCCCGGCCAAGAAGAAGGCCGGCCTGGACCTGCTCTGGATCAAGGGCTCGAAGGGGCTCCCTGTGTCTCTGATGCCCTCCGCTTTCGATGCGAAAGCTACCTTCCGGGACCGTATCGGCGTCAAGAAGCTGGAGACCGAGATGCCGTTCTTCCGCGAGGGCTTCAAGATCAAGGAGAAGGACCGCCAGGAGCTGCTTCGCGTCCAGGAGATCAACGATCCGTATGCCCGCGCCACGATCGACCGGGTATTTGACGACGCCAACGCTCTGATCGCCGGTGCGAACGTGGTCCCTGAGCGGATGATCATGCAACTGCTGTTCCCGAAGGATGGCGACGTGGGGATCGATATCTCCGCCAACGGCGTGACCTATGTCTACAACTACGATCGAGACGGGGCATGGAAAGCCAGCAACTACACCGCGTTGACGGGGAACGACCTGTGGACGTCCGCTGCCACCGCCGACCCATTCCAGGTGTTCAAGGCCGCGAAAGACAGCGTCCGCAGCCGTACGGGGACCGAACCGGTCATCGCCGTCATGAACACGGCCACCTTCAACCTGCTGTCCGCCACGGACGCGGTGAAAAAGCGCTACCTCACCACCAGCGGCCTGACCCTGGGCTATCTCACCGACGATGAGGTCAAGAGCGTCATCAGCGGGACGTCCCGCGTCCAGATCGCCATCTACGACAAGCAGTACAAGGACGAGAGCGGTGTGGCCCACGCCTTCGTACCGGACGGCTATGTGGCGCTGCTCCCCTCCGGGGCGCTGGGGAGCACCTGGTATGGTACCACTCCTGAGGAAGCGGACCTGATGTCCTCCCCCACCGCCGAGGTGAGCATCGTGGACACCGGCGTGGCCATCACCCGGATCATCGAGGAGCACCCAGTGAACGTGAACGTTTTCGCCTCTGAGATCGTCCTGCCCTCCTATGAGCGCATGGATGAGGTGGCGGTGATCAAGGTCATCGGGGAGAGCACCGCCGCCCTGAACGACGAGCAGACCACCCAGAGGGCCCGCACGAAGTGAGGAAGGAGGCCCGTGGGATGTATGCCGACTATGACTTCTACCTGAACGCCTATTTCGGGAACGCGATCTCGGAGGAGGATTTCCCCCGGCTGTCTGAACGGGCCTCCGACTACATCCGGGCGGTGACCGGCGGCGTCTCCGACCGGGTGGACGGCTGGCAGCAGGAGGCCGTCAAAAAGGCTTCCTGCGCCGTCGCCGACATCCTCCTGGACGAAGAGATCATGACCGCCAGCGCGTATCAAGGGGGCGCACAGGTGTCCAGCGAAGCGGTAGGGGGCTGGTCGCGGAGCTACAAGTCCGCGACCGTCTCCGCCGCCGACATGCAGGTCATCGACAGCCGGAAGCGGGACGCGCTGCTGCTGTACCTGGGGAATCTCCCGGCGTTCGCGCCAATCTTCAAAGTGAGGTCTTATCCATGCCTGCACCGCACCGAATGAACTGCCCTCGCCGGGCAAACGCCCGCCGTCCTGCCATGTTCCCCCATACGATCACGTTGTACAACGTAACGATAGAGACGGACAAGGCCACGCTGGAAAGCGAAGTGATCAACCACATCACTATCCTCAAGGGCGTTTTTGTGAACGCCTCCAAGGCCGCTAATGTCCGGGAGAGCGGCATCGCCGGTGCGGACGCAGTGGACGTCTATATCCCGTTCGACGTGGAGGCCGTGGACGCTGCCACGGGAAAAGCGAAAGGATACATGCCGCCCATCGAGTTTTGGAGGTCCGAGGACAAGTCCGACCACTGGACGCTGGCGATCAGCGCGAAGAGCGCGGGAGTGGACGGCTACACGTTCTTCGTCAAAGGCGTGGCCTTGCCGCCGGAGGGGACGAAGCCGGAAAAAGTGCGCAGCGTGGTAGAGGCCATGTACGACGACGCCTACAACATCACGAAGATAGACGTGATGGACTATGGCGGGCTCAAACACTTTGAGATAGGGGGCGATTAGTATGGGCTATCTAAAGATCAGCATCCGGGACGACTTCTCCGATGCCCTGATGAAGAAGCTCAGCCAAGCAGGCCCAAGGGCGGCGCACGCGCTGGCGAACGAAATCGCTGTAGATACCACTCCTTTCGTTCCTGCCTCCGGTGCTCAAGCGGGGATGTACAACAGGACTCAAGTTGTGGACGGAACGATCATCTATCCCGGGCCTTACGCAAGATACCTATATCATGGCAAAGTCATGGTTTTCGAGGACCCGCCGTATTTGCGCACGATAGATGGGAAAGAAGTGCTTTCGCATTATGGCCAGCACAAGCATCCAATAGAAAAGCCGCTTGAAATCAAAAAGCACTACCACAAGGATGCGACAGATCATTGGTTCGAAGTATCCAAAGAAAAAAATTTGGAAAAATGGACCAGGGCCGCCGGGAGGCTGGTGAAGGATGAGCTTGACGAGTGACAGCAGACCTCGCGTATTGGTAGCAGCCAGCGAACGTGACAAGATCGACCGGAACGTGCTGATCTGGCTGAACACCTACCCGGAACTGCCTGACGACATAGCGAAGGACATGATCGTGCCAGAATCACATCTCCTCCCGGACGTCCCAGGCATGGCGATGTCTACGATCACCACCGCCTTCGTCAACCGGCGATACATCCTGGGCGGCTATGAGGCAGAGTACAACTTCAAAGTGATATACCGTATCAAGCCCGGCAAGAGCATGGACATGAGCCTGGAGGCAAATGAACAGCTCAACCGTCTGGGGAGTTGGGCCAGCCAAAACATGCCAGACTTGGGAGACGGCATCCGAGTGCTTCGGGTCGCTCCGACGTCCTACGCGGACCTCTATGCTCCATATGAAAATGGGGACGAGGACCACCAGATCATGATGAAAATTACATATGAGGTGATATGATGGCAGATTTTGAATTCAATACCATTCCCGGCCAAACGATAGCGCGGGAATTGATGATCGCATACCTGAACGTCGGGACGAACACGCTCCCCCTCTGGTCTGCGGTTGGCAAGCGCGTGGAGGACAGCACCGCTGAATACGACTGGGGCGAAGAGACTAAGCAGGATATCTTGGGGAACACTTGGGGCACCATGAAAAAGCCGGTCATCACGCAGACCTTCGACCCGTGCGAGTTGGATTCCGCAGACGAGGGCCAAAAAAAAATCTGGAACCTGGCCGTGGTGGAGCAGGACGCCCAGGCACTTTCCAACCAAGACATGCTGATCGCCCATTGGTACACCGATGCGCAAGAATCTCTCGTTGGCAGCTTTGCCGAGCGGTATGAGTCCTGCATGGTCAAGCCCTCCAGTCTGGGCGGCGCGGGCGGCGGCAATATCGGGATGCCGCTGGATGTGACATACGGCGGCAAGCGCACCGTCGGCACCGTCAGCAAAGGCGCGGGCGGCGCTGTGACTTTTACGCCCGCCACCTCCGCCGCGATGGAGGAATGATCTATGAAAGAACTCAGTTTTGACTCCGGCGTGGTCTCCTACTCCCTCAACGGGAAGTGCGAGGTCTCATTCAACCCGGCGGACCACAGTTTCGTGGAAAGGTTTTACGACACGTTCGATAAGCTGGGCGACATCCAGGAGTCCTACGCGAAGAAAGCCGACGAGATGCAGGATCCCAAGGACGCGTTCGGCTTGGCGCAGCAGCGCGACAAGGAGATGCAGCAGGCCCTTGACGGCTTGTTCTCCATGCCGGTCTGCGATGCCGTTTTCGAGGGAATGAGCCTGTGCGCGTTCGCAAACGGCTTCCCAGTGTGGCTCAACTTGATGCTGGCCATCTTGGACGAGGTCGAGGCCAACATCGGCGAGATCCAGAAGCAGGCGGACCCCCGCGTGAAGAAGTACACAGAAAAGTATAAGAAGTACGCTCCTGGGCGTCAAAAATGAACTGGGGATTACCGGAAAGCGTAGAGGTCCAAGGTGTGAACTACCCCATCCGAACGGACTACCGCTGTATCCTGGACATCATGACCGACATCTCCGCTCCAGGAGTGGACGATCAGGAACGGGCCCTGGCGTTGCTCATCGGCCTGTACCCGGACTTTGACGATATGCCCCATGAGCACTATGAGGACGCGATACAGGCCGGGCTGCATTTCATCAACTGCGATTCCGGCAATGAACCCCATAAGGCGCCCCGTTTGGTGGACTGGGAACAGGACTATGGCCTCATCGTCTCGCCCATCAATCGAGTGATCGGAAGTGAGGTCCGTTCGATCGAATATATGCACTGGTGGACGTTCCTTGCGGCCTATCAGGAGATAGGCGACTGCACCTTTGCCCAGGTGGTCCGCATCCGGGACCACCTGGCGCGAAGGAAGAAACTGGACAAGTCCGACCAGGAGTGGTATCGAAAAAACAGGCATCTGGTGGACTTCAAACGAAAATATACCAGCGCAGACGACGCTCTCGTAAAGGAGTGGAGCGGCGGCTGAATGCCGGTTCGCCTGAGAGATCTTGCGGCTCGTTTTCCACATCCGCTGATACATCATCAAAAGGAGAAACTATCATGAAAAATGAACTTATGATCATCGAGCGTAAGGAAATGGCCGTTGTCAGCAGCAGAGTGATTGCGGAGCGGTTCAATAAGCGTCACAATAACTTGCTTTCCTCCATTTCTGCAATTACAAAGGGTCTGCTTGAAAATAAGCAGACCCCCGCAGACTACTTTATCAAGTCGTGGTATAAGGAGGACCAGAACGGGCAGACATACCCGGAATATCTTTGCACGCGCGACGGCTTTTCTCTCTTGGTGATGGGCTTTACCGGAAAAGAAGCCCTGGAATGGAAGCTGAAATACATCAACGCGTTCAATCAAATGGAGGCGTTCATCCAGGAACGCAGATCGTCTGAATGGCTGATCACCCGAAAACAAGGGAAGCTCATCCGCCGGGCAGAGACCGATACTCTGGCTAACCTGGTGGAGTATGCCGAAGCCCAGGGAAGCCGGAACATGCGAAAGCAGGTCTACACCATTTACTCCAAGCTGGTCAATGGTCTTGTCGGGATCGAGAGCGGCGAGCGAGAGACAGCTCCGTTCAAGACGATATCCGTGATCGCCTTTTTGGAGGATATGATCCTCCATACCGTGGACGAGGAGATGCGGAAGGGCACCCACTATAAGGAGATCTACAAGATCTGCAAGTCGAACGGAGAGCAAGTCATGCGGTTCGCGTATCTGCCTCCTGCCCAAAAGATCTCGGCGTAGTCTGAAGAAGGGCAGCGGCCTACCTGCCGCTGCGAAAGGAGTTTGAACTATGGATGAAAACAAAGTGACCTTGCACGTGGATATCGACATGAGCGAAATGGACGAAGTGACCAGAAAAGCGGAACGGCTGAACGAGCTTTTAGAAAGGGCCAGCTCAATCGTCGATGAGCTGGCCGCAAAGAGGTCGATCACGCTTTCAGTGGATGTTGGGGATTAGATCGATTTCTTTTCCGCAATGTGGGCATGCGCTTTTCCCAGTAGGAACAAGAACTTTTGCATGACAGTTTTTGCAGGAAACTTCATACATTTTCTTTTCGACGGCTTTTTGCGCCTCACGTTTGATTGCAGCGTTCATTTTACTGAAATCTAACTTCACTTTTTCACCCCCTTCCCCTCGCATCTTACCACACCACCCCGCATTTTGAAAGAAGGTGATCACATGGCAGTCAGTTCCACGGCTGACGGTAGCGTCGTTATCGATATCGATATGGATGTCGGTCAAGCGGAAAAGCGACTGGCGAAACTGCGGTTAGACATCAAAAAAACAGAGAAAGAGCTTTCCGACGCGATAGCGGCGCGGGACGAAGCGCAGGAAAAACTTGAAAGCATCCCGTTGGATGCGGAAAAGAAGAAGCTGGAGGAAATGAAGCAGACCTGGGAAAAGTACGTCGAAATAGATCGCGAACTTGTCCCAGTGAATAGAGAGATCTCCCAGTTAGAAAGCAAGCTGGCGGAACAACAAAGCGCTCGCTTGCGAACAGAGGAACAGCTCAAAAAAACAGAAGAGGCGATCGTGTCCGCAAAAAAAGAGCTAAAGCTTTTGGAGGATTCTCCCAGAGACGATGATAGCTATCGGACGCAGCTAGAGGAAACGAAAGCATTTCTGGAAACTGGGAAACCAGCGATCAACGCGATGCAAGCCCGCCTGGAAGAGTACGACAGAGGTATCAAAAATACATCTGCGGCCCTCAATATCCTCAATGAAAAAGCGGCTCAGCTTTCTCTTGGCATCCCAGAAAATATAGTGACCAATAAAGAAATCGAAGTGCAAGAAGAAAAAGTCAAGGACATTCAGTCGGAATGGGAATCGGCGAAGAAGGAAGTTGACCGTTACAACAAAAGTATTGAGAGCGCGACCCAAAAGCTGGGCCAGCAAGAGACCGAGGCGGGCATCCTCATCCAAGAGATTGACGAGGCGGTCAAAAAGCAGGGTGGTTTTTCCAAGGCTTCCAACGCTGCCGAAAAATCCATGAGCCGCCTTGGCGGGCGTATCATGGAATTGGTAAAGAGCGCGTTCATCTTCAACGTGATCTCCAGAGGTCTGAGCGCGGTCCAGCAGGTCATGATGAAATACATCAAGACCAACGACGGCGCACGACAGGCGATCGCACAATTGAAAGGAGCGTTGCTGACGCTGGTGCAGCCACTGGTCGAAGTCATCATACCGGCGTTCACGCTGCTGGTGAACATCTTGACAAGGATCATAACAGCCGTTGCGCGGTTTGTCTCCATGCTGTTCGGAAAAACGCTCAAGCAGTCCAAGGACGGGGCGAAGTCTCTATACGAAGAGGCCAACGCCATCGACGCCGTAGGTGGAGCGGCAGACGAGGCGGCGGGCTCCCTGGCCGGATTCGACGAGATCAATACCATCAGCACGGAAAATGCAAATGGCGCGGGCGGCGGGGGAGCTGCTGGCTCTGAGATCGCGCCGGATTTTGGATTTTCGACAGGCAAGTACAAGGATATGATCGATGAGCTCATGGTTTATCTAAGCGGGGCGCTTTTGGTCATCGGCGCTATCCTCCTGTTTTCCGGCGCGAACATCCCCCTTGGGTTGGGCCTCATGGTCCTTGGCGCGGCTATACTCGCGCAGGAGATCGCGGAAAACTGGGGGGAGATCGACGGGAAGATAAATGAAGCGGTCCAAAGGATATTCATCATACTTGGTGGCGCGCTTCTCGTTATCGGCGCGATCCTTTGCTTTACTAGCGCGAACATCCCCCTTGGAATCGGGCTTATGGTCCTTGGGGCAGCTATGGCATGGAGCGCTGCGACCCTGAATTGGGGAAGTACTGGAGAAGAGCTAAGAAACGCGTTGGCGTCACTTCTGCAAATCATTGGTCCAATGATCGCCATAATCGGCGTGATACTTGCTGTAACAGGGCACTTGCTCCTTGGTATTGGGCTTATCATTGCAGGAATTGCACTGTTTACAGCAGGAGAAGCGGCGGGAGAAGCGGGTGATTTCATAGAAAACATTCGCTCAAAACTTTCTGACGCATTAGGTGTTATTGGCGCATTTCTCGCAGTCGTTGGCATTTTGTTAATCGTAACAGGGCACTTTTTAACTGGCTTAGGGGTTCTAATTGCCGGAATAGCCGTTCTCGAATATTCAGAAGTTCGAGATGATGAAGGAATGACCATGAAGGATAAAATCAAAACCGTTTTGGAGAAAACACTGAAGGCTGTATCTCCAATGATTGCGATCGTCGGATTGATTCTCCTTCTTGTTCCCGGACAATTTTTGGTTGGTCTTGCACTTCTGATTACAGGGATAGCCATATTTGAGTATTCGAAAGTAAAAGACGATGGAGGGATGAGCGTACAAGAAAAAATTGAGACGGTTCTAAAAAATACGCTCAAAATAGCCAGCAGTTTCCTGCTTGTGCTTGGGTTGATTCTTTTGCTTATTCCTCCAATGTGGCCTACAGCCTTTGGGTTGATTGCGGCTGGTGTAGTCGGGCTTGTCGCCGCAAAAGTGCTCGATTCTGATGCAATGAAAAACAAATTAAAAGAGATGTGGCAAGGTATAAAAAACTGGTGGAATTCAGGAGACGGCCCAAAAAAGTTTTTAACGATAGAATACTGGAAGGGTGTTGGAAAAGATATCATCGACTGGTTTCTTGATGGGTTGAAAGGCGCATGGGACGGCCTGACGCGCTGGTTCAATGGAGTATGGGACAACCTATTCGGGAACAGGACGGCATCCGTCAATGTGAAAGCGACATCTTCCGCCGGAAACTACGACAGCGGCCCTCGCAGGGCAGGCCGTCTCATCCCTGAGATCTCCGCTTATAACATCCCCTCTCTCCCGGAAGCGAAGATCCCGCGCTTGGCCCAGGGCGCGGTCATCCCGCCCAATCGCGAATTCTTAGCGGTCTTGGGGGACCAGCGGAGCGGGACGAACCTGGAAGCCCCAGAAGATTTGGTCCGCAAGATCGTCCGGGAGGAATCTGGCGGCGGGAATGCGGAAATGGTCCAGCTACTCCAGGCCATATTGAACGCTGTAAAAGAAGGTAAGGTCATTATGGTAGGCGAAACTGTGCTGGGCAGAACTACGATCAAGGCAATCAACAGCGTCAATACAGCCGCCGGGAAACAACTCCTTCTGATCTGAGGTGTGACATGAAGATATTGGTCATCAATGGGCACGACTACACGCGATGGGTCGCGGACGACGGCTATAACTGGAGCCGGGACGACATCGACAGCTCGAAAACGGTCCGAGTCAAGAGCGGGAAGATGCGCAGGGACAAGATCACAGAGAAGAGGAACCTTTCCTTCTCGATGCTGCCCATGCCGGAGGAGATGGCCGCTCAGCTCGATACGGACCTCCACGCGAAGCAATTCGAAGTGAGATACCACGACCTGCACGGGGACCAATCCCGCCAGTTCTACTGCTCTCAATTCCCTGGCGGGCTGCGTCAGGTCACTGACGGCGACGCTCTGATGTGGGGCGGGATCTCATTCAACCTACACGAGATATGAGGTATAACGATGGCTCAAACGACCAGCGCATCATGGAAAGCGCTATGGCGCACGCCGGGGACGGAGCGGGAGTACCGGTTCGAGATCGCGGGGAAGGTGTACGGGCCGGACGTGGAGGTCACGCATTCGGTGGACAGCGGGCTGTATGAGCAGTTCGGCATCGGGAACGCGGCCACGGCGAAGCTGACGATATCGCTTTTCGCGGACAGCATCCCGCGCGCGGCCACCATCAAGCGGTATATCCGCCTGCGCAACGGGGAGCGCGTCAGCGAATGGCTGCCCAAAGGCGTGTTCTTCGCCAACCGGCGCAGCGAAGAGGACGGGTACTGGACCGTGGAAGCTTTCGACGCCATGCGGAAGGCCGAGCGGCCTTGGGAGCCGGACCAAAGCCTGAGCTTCCCGCTGTCCATGCCGGCCGCGGTGCGGGAGTTCGCCCGGCTGATGGGGGTGGAGGTGGATGAGCGTACACGGCTCGACCCGGCCTACACCATCGACTATCCGACCAGCGACCCTGACAGCGATACGGGCGACTACTACAGCATCCGGCAGGTGCTGCAATGGATCGCTGCCGCCCATGCGGGGAACTGGATCGTGACTGGGGAGGGGAAGCTGCTCCTGGTCCCGCTTCTGTCCTTCCCGGAGGAAACGAGCTACCTCGTCACCGAATACGGCTCGGCGATCACATTGGGGGGAGTGAGACTGCTTGTCTGATAAATTCTTCGTGGGCCTGGACCTGACCGGCATAGAGGACAACGGACTGCACGATCCGATCTCTCGGGTCACGCTGCTGCTGGACGACGAGAACAGCGTCACTGCCGGGGACGATACAGGCGGGGAGCTGCTGGCGGACTGCCCATACGCCACACCGGCGATCGCGAACGCCATATTGGCCCAGGTGAAAGGCTATCAGTACCATATGTTCAGCGCAGACGACGCCGGCCTGGACCCGAGCGCGGAGCTGGGGGACGGCGTGACGGCGGGCGGCATATATTCCGTGATATCCAGGCTCAGCGACGATGGGAGCGGATACCTGGGCGTGACAGCGCCTGGAAAGGCCGAGATGGAGGAGGAATATCCCACCAGCGGCCCGATGACGGTGGCCTTCGACCGTAAGATCGCCCAGACCCGCTCCAGCATCACCAAGACGGCAGAGCAGATCACGCTCATGGTGGAGGACCAGGTGGAGGGGCTGGAAGGGAAGCTGGAGCTGACCGCCAGCAGCCTGAGATCGGAGATCGTGGACAAAACAGAGGGGCTGAGCTCCAAGATCGAACAGACCGCCAGCAGCCTGACGTCGCGGATCGATGCGACGAACGGGCGCGTGTCCTCCATCGAGCAATACGTGGACGGCATCACGCTATCGGTGTCGAACGGGTCCACCTCCAGCACCATCGCCTTGAAGTCCGGCAGCGCCACCATCGCCAGCCAGACGATCCGGATGGACGGGCTCGTGACCTTCACCGGGCTCCAGAGCGGCACCACCACCATCGACGGGGCGTGCATCAAGACCGGGCTCATCTCGGCAGAGCGATTGGAGCTGACCGGAGCGATCACATGGGGGGACCTCGCCTATGATGCGCAGGGCAAGGTCGTGGACGCGCAGGACGCGGCCAACTCCGCAAAGTCCACAGCGGGCGCCGCTCTGTCTACCGCTCATACCGCGACCGCGATGGCCAGCGCAGCAGACACGACGGTACGCGGCTGGACGTATCAGGGCACGACCTACATCGACGGGAACCAACTGATGACCGGGACCGTCAAGGCATCCACGCTCCAGGGCGGCTCGATCTATCTGCTGGACTATTATGGGAGCCATGCGGGTTCGATGACGCTGTCCGGTGCGTCGTCAGCCGGATACGCCGTGGACATCGACAGCTATGGCGCGATGCGGCTCACGGCGCGGTATGGCGACGTATATATCTATTCCGAACAGTATGGCCACTATCTTTGGCTCAGCGATGACGGCGTTTACGTCAACAACACCTTCGCGTCCCGCAACGTGGCCTCGCTTGGGAACAGTACGTTCCCGTGGAACGACGTGTACGCCCACAACGCCACCATCCAGACTTCCGACCTGACGCGGAAAAAGGACGTGCGATATGGCCTGGAGGACTATGAGGCGCTGTTCGACGCGCTCAGGCCGATGAGCTTCGTTTTCATGGACGGGGAGAGCGGCCGGCGGCATCTCGGGATGGGGGCCCAGGACGTGGAGGAGGCGATGGACAGAGCGGGGCTATCCAGCCTGGATTTTGCCGGGTTCATCAAAACCGGGCGCTCGGACGGGGCCGGGAGCGATTACGCCCTTCGATACGGGGAGTTCATCCCATTGTGCATCGAGCAGATACAACATCTGAAAGCCCGCGTGGCGGAGCTGGAAAGGAGGATGGCATGAAAGAGCTGCGAAAAGAGCTGGACCAGGCGTACAGCCTGATCTCGTCTATCCCAGTCAACGGGGACGGCGTGGATATCATGGCCGCGGCCAGGGAGCACCTGCGCAAAGCGTACCGGATGGCCGGCGGACCCAAGGGCGAGGTGGCAGACGATGGCTGACAGGACCACCGGCGGCTTGAAGGCCGTATCGGAGACGGCGATAGGCGACCTGCCGGGGATACTGGACCTGTACGATGATACGCTGATCCCTGTGGAGCAACAGGGGGAGGCGCGCCATATGAAAGGGTCTCAGTGGAAAAAATACGCCCAGGTAGGCGTGGAGGTCTACGTCTCCTCTGCCCGTGACGCCGCCGCACAAGCTACCGCTGCGGCCGGGGAAGCCAAGGGCCAGGCGCAAGCGGCCAGTGCGGCCAAGGATGCCGCGCAGGACGCCAGGGACGAAGCGCGGGAGGCCGTGAAAGCGGTAGAGGACATGACCGTGTCCGCAGACCAACTGCCGCCTGAGAGCGACCCTGTGGCCGAAAAAACGGCGGTGGGGAAGTCGTTCCACATCCACTTCGGGATCCCGGCGGGGAAGCAAGGCCCGGCCGGACCGCAGGGAGCACAGGGGGCCCAGGGCCCGGAAGGCGCACAGGGTCCGCAGGGAGCGGCGGGGCCTGTCGGACCGCAAGGACCGCAAGGCGTGCAGGGACCTGCAGGGCCTCCCGGGATCAACGGCGTGGCGGTCTCGGCGGCTGGGCAGTACGCGTTCAATGTGGATGAGGCGGGGCATCTGATCTTGAGCTACACGGACGGCGACGCGCCTGATTTTTCCATAGACAGCAGCGGGCATTTGATCTTGAACATCGAATAAAGGGGGACACATCATGCCACAGATCGATCTAGGGAACGTAGTAGGCCCGCAGGGGCCGCAGGGAGAGACCGGCCCGCAGGGGCCTGCCGGACCTGCCGGACCGCAGGGCGAACAGGGACCGAGGGGCCCGGAAGGACCTGCCGGCCCGCAGGGCCAGCAGGGCATCCAGGGGCCTCCAGGCGCTCCGGCGGTCGTGAACGGGTCGAACACGCTGACCATCGCCGCCGGGGAGAAAATAGAGCTGGCGCAGAGCGGGGACACGCTGACCATCGACTGTACCGCCAGCTCCCGGAACATCCTGATCAACTGGGACTTCCGTAAGCCGGTGAATCGGAACGGGAAGGAGGAGTACACAGGGGCCCTTAATGTGACGATCGATCGCTGGTCGCACAACGGGGGTACGGCGATCTTTTCCAATGGGTGCGCACGATGGGACGAGGACACGGTCATGTTCCAAAAAACGTCCAGCGATCTGGACTCTGAACGGTACTATGTCTCGTATATGGACGCTGACGGTCGGGTGTTCGGAGGGCCGCTGCTCAAAAGATACTCCCTGTATGGAGACTATTGGTTCACGACCGATGATGCGGGCATTTTCTACATGAAGCCCAAAGCCGATAGTCCGGCCATGGTGGCGGTCAAGGTCGAGCTCGGCGCCCGGCAGACTTTGGCCCACAAAGAGGGCGACAGGTGGGTCTTGAACGACCCGCTTGACTATGACCTCCAGTACGCCTTATGCAGCCAGTATAGCCAGATCACTGGAGCGCGGGTGGAAGATCGATACATCAATGAGGACCTTTTTGATAACTCATATTTTCTGGACCCCATCAACCAGAGTGATAAAACAGAGTACACGGGCACAGGGTATGGGATCGACCGTTGGTACTGCTCTATGGTGCAGGTCACGGCGGAAGGGATAAGATCCATGGACCGGGGCGCCTATATCCAACAGAGACTGGATGGGCCGGTGAAGGACCTTTTGGCAGGGAGAGAGATCACGATATCCTGCATCGTGAACGGGGAGCTTTACTCTGGGACCGGGATCTATCAAGCGTCTCTTTCGGCACAGAAATATCTCTTTGTGGGCGAAGATATCCAGATCGTTCTCCTTACGGATGGTTCCATATTGTTTTGGTTCCCGGATGGGGGCAAGGCGATAAAGTCTGCCAAATTAGAGCTTGGCAAGCAGCAGACCCTGGCCCACAAGGAAGGGGACGTCTGGGTCCTGAACGAACTTCCCAACAAGATGGAAGAGCTTTTGAAATGCCAAAGGTACTATATAAGAGCAAGGATATCACGACCGCTGTGCTTTATCTTCGATGATGGCGGGACTTGTTCGGCCTGGGTCTCCTTGAAGCTGCCCGTAGCGATGAGACTGAACAGACCGGCGGTCTCAAGGTTCACGATCAACAGTTGGATATCTCATCAAGGGCAGATCTACGACCCGATGGGGACGGGTGTCAAGTCAGTGGAGGTGATGACCGATGGGTCATGTGAAAAAGATGGGAACATCGCGTTCAAGTTTGCGCTGAACGACGATCTGGCTCATTATGCCGCAGGATCTTTAGGGTGTATCGCTTCCATTTCACTGACGCTGAATGCGAACTTGTAAGGAGGAGATCGATATGGACGAGTTGGAGATGGCTCCCATCATGGAGCCGTTCTGTAATAAACACTACATCATCACCGACGCCCGAGGGCGCATCACGGACGGTTGGAGCAATGGGCCGTTCCCGGACCGGGACGCCACGGACGCCATCTGCATCGAGGAGCAGGGCGGCTACCAGTTCCGGCTGTTCCCCGGCGGGGAGGAGAACCCGGCCTTGTACACGGAGGACGGCGTCCCGCTGTACCGCTGGGACGGGGAGACGGTGATCTCCCGGACGGCGGAGGAGATCCAGGCGGACCTGGCGGCGATACCTGAGCCCCTTCCCAGCGAGCAGGAGCGGCTGCGGGCGGACGTCGATTTTCTGGCGGCTTTGCAGGGGGTGAGCCTGTGAGCGTATATGAGCTGGCCCAAAAGTACTACCCCAGGCTGTGGGACAAGTCCCGCCTGGGGGCGTTGGTAGAGGCCGGGAGGCTGACGGCGGAGGAAATGGAGGAAATCATCTATCCAAAGGAGATATGATCTATGTCTGAGAACTGCAACCCGAACGACTGCCCCGTGTCTGCCCGTGTGGACGCATTGGAGAAGGAGTTCGACCGCTATCGTGGCAACTCCTCCGAGACCCATCGCCTGATGTTCGACCGCATCGGGGCGTTGGAGCGGAGCGGGGCCGCGCTGGGGGAGAAACTGGACAGCATCGACGAGAAACTGGACGGCCTGGCGGAGACCGCCAAGGCCCTGACGGAGAAGCCCGCGAAACGGTGGGACGGGTTGGTGGATAAGCTGATCTATGCCGCCGCGCTGGCGGTCGTGGCTTGGATCGCCGCCGGTATGCCTGGGCTGGGCTGAGAAAGGAGATACCTATGATGAGTGAAAAGACGAAGAAGTGGCTGAGGGCGGCGGCTGTCCGGGCGGTCAAGACCATGGCGCAGACGGCGGTGGCCACCATCGGGGCGTCGGCGGTGCTCACCGCCGTGGACTGGCCCATGGTGGCGTCGGCGTCGGTGCTGGCTGGGGTGCTGTCCCTGCTCACCTCCCTGGCGGGCCTGCCGGAGGTGGAGGCATGAACCTGCTGGAATGTCTGCTCACCGCCAACCGGTGCTACAAGACCGGGGCGAAGATCAGGCCCAAAGGCGTGATGGTGCACTCCACCGGGGCCAACAACCCGATGCTCCGGCGGTATGTCCAGCCGGTGGCCACCACGCCGGAGAAGGATGAGCTGCTGTGGCAGCTCGGGGTGAACCGCAACGGGAACCACTGGAACCGCCCGGGCCTGGACGTGTGCGTCCACGCGTTCATCGGGAAGCTGGACGACGGCAGCGTAGCGGCGGTGCAGACGCTGCCGTGGGACCATCGAGGCTGGCACGCAGGGACCGGCACCAGCGGCAGGAGCGCCAACGACACCCACATCTCCTTCGAGATCTGCGAGGACGATCTGACCGACCCGGCCTATTTTGGTCAGGCGTACCAGACCGCCGTGGAGCTGACGGCTATGCTGTGCGCCCGCTACGGGCTGGACCCCATGGCGGACGGAGTGGTGATCTGCCACCAGGATGGCTACCGCCGGGGAGTGGCCTCCAACCACGGGGACGTGTACAACTGGTTCCCCAAACACGGAAAAACGATGGACGACTTCCGGGCCGAGGTGGTCTGGGCGATGAAAGGAGATAGAGCGGACATGGTGTACTTCAAGACACTGGACGATGTGCCCGAATATTACCGCGCAGCGGTTGACAAAGCAGTGGACAGGGGAGCGCTCAACGGCACCGGCGGCGGAGAGCTGAACGTTTCCGAGGACCTGTGCAGGACCCTCACTGTGCTGGACCGGCTGGGGAAGCTGGATTGACGCACGGGCCACGATGTGGTAATATTTGAAAGAAAGGAGCGCAGGATATGGATAACAAGAAAGAGAATCTTCCCATCAAGTTGGAATACAGCGACGTGCAGACCGTCCCGCTGGCGCTGCATGAGATGCACATGGCAAGGCTGAACCGGCTGCTTCGGTGGCTGTGCGTGGCCTGGGCGCTGTCTATGGCTTTCGTGGTCTCGGCCTTCATATGGCTCTGGAACCAGTACGACTACGAAAGCAGCACGGAGCTGTCGGGGGTCTATAACCTGGTCGATTCCCAAGGCAACGTGATCAGCTCCGACCTTTCCCCAGACGATGTCATCCGTATCCTGGAAGAGCTGAACGATGGCAAGGATCAGGCGGTCCAAGACCAGAACTAAGAAAAATGGGAAAAGCAAGGGTACGCGCGTGCATAAGTGACACCGGCCTCACCCGTTCAGAATGGGAGGCGGCGATCCAGGAGGCGGCCCTTGGGATAGAGGACACCCGCATCGCGGAGCTGTATCTTTTGGATGCGGTCCCGCAGGTCGATATCGGCGAAGAGCTTGGCTTGAGCCGCAGCGCCATATCCAAGCGGCTGTTGAAGATCGTCGATAGGATAGAGCGCACGGCCAGAAAACTGCATATGATCTGACTGGCGGAACGCCCCCTCCGAATGATCGGAGGGGGCGTTCTATTGCGTATCTACTTGCTGGAGGAGTACATGAAAAGCCGTCTGGAAAACAAATTTATCCGCGCTATTCTTGATGTAAACTGATAACCGGCCCCAGAGGGAGGAACAGCTTACCCTTTCCCTGTTCCTCCTGCCTGCGGGCTTTGTCCTGTATTTTGGAAGGGGGCGATGTCTTTGCCGAAAGAGCAACCCGATAAAGCGACGTATGAAATTGAACTTCCACAAGCCATTATAGAAACCTTTGCCCGCTTTCTTGTCCCGGAGATACGGATATACTATGACAGCGAACAGGGTCAGCGGGAGTTTGCGGAGTGGCAGGAAACACAAGGGGAGGGAATCAGCGAGAATTAAAGCGATATGCAAAAGCAGGGAACAAGTCACAAATCTTGGCCCCTGCTTTTGCCTTAGTGCAACTTGAAACCCAATTCGCGTATCATGTGGTAAAGATTTGCAACTTCGACTTCAAATACTTTTGCTATATCAGGTATTTTTGCATTTTTACTTGGATACCTACTATTAAGTCCCTTGTTAGGAACTTCAAATGTAACTAAAGTATAGTTATGTGCGGATGCTGTTGCAATGAGCCATGGGTCAGCAACGCTTCCTTTTGACCACTCTGTCAATGCAGATGGCGTATAACATGGATTTCTTTGAATATATTGCAGGATAGCACTATACTTTTCCAAAATATTTGGTTGCCTATGATCTACATAAAGACCGATTTCAAGGGCATTCATCCACTCTTTCAGGCTATCGTTTCCCTGGAGGATTTCACTCCTTACTATATCCAAAATAGCTATTTTCCCATTCTTAATGGCCTGTTCCATCTGATTCCAAAATCCTGGAGCAAAATCAAATGGATAGTAAGTAAGATGTGGAGTTATCAATGAGTTTGAGTCAATCAAGAAAATGGCTTCACTCATTTTGTTCCACCTCCTACACTACCAGCCAGATTAGCAAATGTAGAACGATTTGTATTTGTAAGCCGGTAAGCATCAGTATAGAGGGTTTTTCCTTCCTGTACGCTACCTACGAGCATGGAAAAAAAACGTTTGTCAATTCTACTTGCAGCAGTGCGATAAAAATCTCCACCACTTTCACCCTGTTCTTTCTTCCTTTTTCGGCTATCATTATAGAGCTTTACTGCCTGCTTTGCTATTTTTTGATAAAGCTGATAATCAATAAACCCGCTGTCATACGCTTTCCTTGCGATCACAGTAATGCCACACTTAAATTCACGCACAAGTATTTCAATTGCCTGTTCAACATTATTTTCTTTGATCGTTAAATTCCAACTGTTTATAAATGTGGTTTGTGGCACCAATATTTCGGCTGCTACAGCATTACAAAGCGTTTCAGTTTTGTTAACCTTTTTCCCTGTGCTGTATCGATCATTAAATAAGCTATTCTCTCCTATACATATGTGAGAGAACTCATGCAACAAAGAGAAAAGCCTGCCATTTATAGAATCATTAGAATTAATAAAAATCAAGGGTGCATAAGCATCAATAACAGAAAAGGCCCTAAATTCTTCTACATCAAGTGGGCGATGAGTATTATTACCCACGATTCCACTCATCATCACAATAACCCCTGCGTTGCTGATCGCAGTTCTTATTAGACTAAAAGATTCTTCGACAGTGCAAGTGTCCTTATACCATTCATAGCTAATGTCTAACAAACTACGAACCTTTTGTGCAAACGTTTCAAAAGAAGATGTGCTTTTTAGCCCTCCAACAAAAGTCAAAGGACTATTTGCTTCAGAAATTAAATACTCATGCATCCACGTCTGCACTTGATCCATATCATGCAATGTATCAATTAAATTCCGACTTGGATTTTTTAATTCTATGCTATCGATTGTGCGGTACTCGACAATGGACAGCTCTTCTACTGGTGGAGTTTGCAAGAAAAAATACCCTAATGGTATACCTGTTGCTTTGCTCACTTTTTCAACTTGATTAAAGGTAGGTTTTTTTTCGCCGTTTACCCACAAATTCAAATATTCTCTTATTTGATTTGGAAGTGCGTCAATTTTGATATGTGCAATAACCCAATCCAGTATCTCCATAGAAACATTGACAGGTACTTGCATTATATTCTCACCTCCAAATTATTACTTTTCGGCACCATCTCTATGATAACAATATTTTACTTTAATAATAGGCGGAGGTCAAGGCTTTTATACCTTGACCTCCGCTGTTCATTTTGACATCAGAGCCACACCAAGACGACAAAGCCGCCCTTAAAATAATAGGTGTTCCTCCAATGTCCGCTTGCTGAAGACTGTCTTCTGTTCAGACGGACGATGCTGGGCATATTCGATTTTCATGGTAAACCTTCAGGAGCATAAATCTGGGTGCGCCTATATTGCTATAAACTGTGATATTTGTCAACTAAAAAGGTAGAAATAAAAAAATATGCGCCAACGAGCAGCAAGGCGGGCCTAAGACTGCCCCGCCTTGCTCTGCACTAGACCAGGGGGGGCATAAGGTCACATGGGATTTTGGTCAGTCTGGCTCCCCAGGGGCATTATGGGAAAGAAAAATGATGAAGGGGGCTAAATAGCCAGAAAAAGTTTTTGAAAACCTCTTGACAGTGGGTTAAACCCATGCTATAATGGATACAACCTAAAGGAAAGGGGGGCGCAAAATGGGGACCGAAGCTGAGAGGCAGGATACCAGAAAAGCGATGGCGTTTGATTTGTTTTCCATTATCGACAAAGACCCGGCGAAGGAGACCTACACAAAAGAAGAGATCAAAAAACTGATTTTTGTGTATGTTACCACAGCAGACCAGAAGTAACAGGAACGGGGCCGGGGGACCGGCCCCGCCCAAGAGGTGAGGACATGGCAGAAACGCAAGCGCGAAAGGAATGGACGAAGGAAAACACTACCTTCGTCGGCTTGAAACTGAACAACCGCACCGATAAAGATATTTTGGAGGCTTTGGAAGGGAGATCCAAGCAGACTGAAATAAAGCGGTTGATCCGTCAGGGCATGGAGCATGACCTATCAAAATGAAGCAAACATCCTTTTCTGAACAAGTACAGCGAAAACTCCTCCGCTGGAATCAGCGGAGGAGTTTTTAGTCGGTCGAAACAGTTCCTAGAAGCTCTTCAAGCTTGTCGCGGTCCCAGAGGAGGACACCTGTGGCTTCGGCTAACTGCTTCGCGCCAGCAGTAAAATATTGATTGGTCATGACTACGCCCACTTGACAATGGTATAGTGCCTTCCCAGCGTGTACTTCCTGTATAGGTCCATTCCCCAGATTGGAGGAATAGCATTTACATTGGATAGCATATCGAATACCATCCTTGACAGCTATAACATCAACTCCCTGGTCTCCACTGCCTTTTGTGACTTCAACATCGGTAAAGCCGTTCTTTTTTAGGAGTTCAGCACACCAATACTCAAATGCATGGCCATCCATACCGTCTGTTTCCTCTATTTTCCCAACAACAGCTTCGCACTGTTCGAGAATAGATAAACAAGCCATTGCATCAATCAAGTTGCTATCGCTCATTTCAGATAAATGCCTTTCCATTTCTTCTGAAAATAATCGACTAAATCCAGCCCCATTTTCCCTTATTAGATCTTTATAAAATGAAGTTGCCCGAATTAAGGCAGAATGGATTTGGAGTTCTTTGTTTTTCTCTAGTTCTTTCAAAATATTTGAAGGTTTATCTGTTAATCTGTTGCTTTTTGCAATAAATAGCTCGTATTTTGCCATAGTTGAAAGAATTGGTATTAACTTGTTTCTTTTTTCGAAATACGTATCAATGCGCACTGATTTATTCATTTCGTCATTATAAGAAACGACATCCCATTTTTTCTGTTCCATATATCGATTTATAACTGCATAAAATCCATAAAAAATTGTAAAAGACCAAAAGGATACAAAAACAAAGCAGAAAGAAATTTTGTTATAGTTTTCTGGAACCATTTTCAACATAAAAAATCCGATAATCAAAAGAACAACAAATCGGACCGCTCTTTCTGCCGTTGTGCTTGTTCGGCTATTTCCATCTTTTGTAAATTCTTTTTTAATTGCACGGCATATTGTATTGTCTACTTGTAAAGTGCTTCTTTTTCCGTCTTTGAAAAAAACAACTATAAAATTACCCTTATTGTAGAACTTTTTGATTTCAAAATTTTTTACATTGACCCAATCGTCTCCTACCTTAACTTCGCATCTATAAGCAGTTTCGGGAGATATCTTTACTGTTTTGAAAAATGGCAAGGTTATAACCACACTGGAAAAAGAAGTCAGAAGCCCTTGCCCTTTATAATCTCCGCTTATTACTTTGTTCATAAAATCCCCTCCACTTACAAAATACCACATTGTTTACAAAATATCAATATTTTCTTGAATTTTGTTATAAGCTGTGTTATTATACAAAATATGGGCAAATGCCCTGGTTTTTTGGAGGGATGAGACAATGAAGAAAGCAATGTGTTTGATTTTGTCGATTGCGATTTTTTTGCTTTTGTGTTCATGTGAGTATGGAGACGATGCAAACAGGGAAAATTCTCAGCAACCTTTACCCAGCGAAACAAGTGATACGGAAGAGACTGTAAACAGTGTTGGGCTAGATGGAACTATTTCAGGCGACTGCTTCGATATCTCTATTGTAGATGTAAAATGGACGGATGCGCTGGAAACATCTCTTTATACTGTTACTCCTGAAAAGGATGGGAATAAGTTGCTATGTCTGATTTTTTCTGCTAAAAATACAACAGATGAAACATACAACTTAGGATCTTTTAATGCCTACGTCGATAAACAAGCAACGCTCCCCACATCGGTGATTGGTGGGATCGATGATGCAATGATATTTGTTGGAGCGGTCGCAAGCGGAATGGAAATGAGAGCATATTCAGTTTGGGAACTCCCCGGAGATTGGGAGGAATTTCAGCTAAATTACTTTGAATCAACTGGGCCAGAGTGCCAACAGTATTTTATACTTCATCAGGATGATATCGCTTCATAATGCTGTGATGCAAAGGCCCTCGCTACAAAAAGTAGCGGGGGCCTAAATTTTTTCTGAAACCTACTTGACTCCTTGCTAGCAAGTGTGATATATTGCTAGCAAGGAGGTGGACGAATGTCGCCGAGCAACAGCCCCGAGTATTATCGAAAGCGGCGTGAAACTATTGGGCAATTTAGTGTTTCTGTGGCAAGGGAAAAGTTAAACGCGCTGACGGAAAGGTTGAACCAACAGAATAAAACAAAGACACAATGGCTCAACGAAAAAATTGATGAAGAACTCGGGAAATAAAAGGAGCGCCCACCCTCCCAGCAAGAAGATGTGGACGCTCAGAAACACCAGGAGGTCTCCCCACTGGATACCTCAGTATACCATGAAGGGAGCCTCCGCGCAAGAACAAAAGGAGGTTCTTAGAAAAATGACCGAGATCGAGAAGATGAAGAAGTACATCGAGCGGACGAAGTTCCACAGCGCCGGGTTTTACATGAACCTGGACGAAGCGTTCGAACTCGCAAGGCAAGCGTTTGGCTGCGGAGACCTTCCTATTGAAGCCATCTCTCTGGCCTTCAACTATGGTCGGGCCAAAGGCTACCGCGCAGCGAAAGCGGAGGTGCGGGCATGAACGAGCTGAGAGTCCAGGACTTCCACGGGAATCAGGTCATCGATAGCCGGGACGTGGCGGAGATGGTGGAGCGGGACCATCGGGAGTTGCTGAAAAGCATTCGTACTTATGCAAAATATTTGACTGAGGGCGAAATCCCCCTCAGTGAGTTCTTCATCGAATCCGAGTATAAGGACAAAACTGGACGAATCCTCCCTTGTTATCTCATCACAAAAAAGGGCTGCGACATGATCGCCAACAAGACCACGGGCAAGAAGGGCGTGCTGTTCACCGCCGCCTACGTGTCGGCCTTCGAGGAGATGCGCCAGGCGCTGACCACCGCACCGGCCCGTGTGAGCTTGCCGGAGGGTGTGTCGCTGAGCGGCTTGGCCAAGCTCATCTCCATCACGCGCCGGGTCATGCTGGACGCAGGGAGCACGCCGCAGGACGTATGCGGCATGGTCCGGGAGACGTTCGGGGCCGCAGGGCTCCCGGTCCCGTCCACGTTCCCCAAGCAGATCCCTGGACAGATGAGCCTGTTCGAGCATGGAGAGGGGGCGTCGGCATGAACGAGAGGACTATGACGATTGCTCAGATTGCAGACCTATGCCAACAGGCGGACGCGCGGGAATTGGACCTGATATGGCGCATCCTCCACGCCATGCTCGATAGGAAGGGGGTCCAGGCATGAACGAGTTGCAGATCTTCAACCACCCAGACTTTGGGCAGGTTCGTACATACGAGGAAAACGGGAAGGTACTTTTTTGTGGCGTTGACGTTGCTTTTACGCTTGGTTATTCAAAACCGCGTAACGCTTTGGCCCAGCATTGTAAGGGAGCCCTAAAACGGGGCATCCAAACAAACGGCGGGATGCAAGAGATGATTTTCATACCCGAGAGTGACTTGTACCGCCTTGTGTTTGGTTCTAAGCTACCCACGGCGGAGAAGTTCACCGATTGGGTGACGGAGGAAGTCCTCCCCTCCATCCGCCGTACAGGGGGGTACACGGTGCAGCCTACTCCCATGACCCCCGCCCAGCTCATCGCCGCCCAGGCCCAGCTCCTGGTGGACATGGAGAAGCGCATGGACGAAGTTCAGGGCCAGACCCGCGCCCTGGAGGCGAAGGTGGACACGGCCATGAAAGCGTTCTCCCGACCGGCGCAGGATCACTGGAAGGCCGACATGGACAAGGCGGTGAAGGAGCTGAACGCCCGCATGGGCTGGAGCCTGCCGAAGCTGCAAGGGAAGCTCTACCAAACGCTGGAGGACACGGCGAACTGCAACCTCAATATGAGGCTGACCGCCCTGCGTAAGCGGATGAAAAAGACCGGCATGAGGTACAGGGACGCGAGGATGCTGAACAAGCTGGACGCCGTCGCGGCGGACAAGCAGCTCCGGGCCATCTTCGAGGGTATCGTGAGGAGCTATCAGGCCCAGGCGGTCCCCAGCAGAGAGGAGGCCCAGGGATGAGCGACGGCGACAAGAAGCTCTACGAGCTGACGCTGAACGCGGACGGCCTGCGCTTCCGGCGCGCCGACCCGCACCCGCTGACGGCGGAACAGAAGTACGACATCGCCAGGAAGCTGCTCCTGCTGGCCGCAGCCGCCCTGTGCGCGGGTTTCGTGTGGGCGATCGCCGCACTGTGCGACGTCCCCGGGCTGCTCATAACGCTGGCGGTCATATCAGTGTTGGTGATGATGGGGAAGGGGCTGGATTGAGGGCAGGCTTTCCGCGATCTAAACGCAAAGGAGGCTGGGGAGACCCAGCCTCTTTTCATCTTTCCCATAACTTCACATATCTTCACCGAAACGCCGCACAAGGATCGTTCAGATATGATATGCTCGGACCATAGGAGGACATAGAGATCAGGCAGCAAGGCTGCCATGCCGATAGGCGTCTCTGTGTCCTCCTATTCATAGATGCTCGTATATTCCCCCATCCCGGAAAAGTCCATCTCCCCAGAGAACGTTCCTTTATATGGCGCGTCTACCGGGCCGGAAAGCTTTTCGAACATGATGAGCGCATACTTATCGCCTTCGCGTAGCTCGATCTCGTCATTCGATACGTTCGTCAGACGGAAAAAGACCTTCGTGTGGTGTCCCGGCTGATATATCGGAGCATCTAGGGACAAACCCTGACGGATCCTGCTGTTTTTCAGCGACAAGCGAGCTATCATATCGTTCGGTAGCTTGATGTTCTCCTTAGTGCCTACGAAAACCGATTCTCCGCTTTTCAAAGTGACGTGAGAAGTCAGGGCCTCTCGGGAGACGAAATGATCCGCACGCAGATCGTACCCGATGCTAGTGAGACAATCCGGCTCGTGGTTCTCGATCAGATCGTGCTTCGATATCCAGTTATGTATCTCGCGGTCTGTCAGCACCATATATACCCCTCCTCGCTGATGGTACGCTTATTATACACCGAACGATGAAGATCGTAAAGCAAGAAAAATACGCTTCGATTTGGAGGTGCCCGATGGGCTACGCCTATTACGACCCGAACCCCGCCGGGCGGTCCGTCGGGGACTGCACCGTCCGGGCCATCTCGAAAGCTCTGGGGCAGACGTGGGAAGAGACCTATGTGGGGCTGGCCTTGGAAGGCTTCCGGTGTGGCGACCTGCCCAATGCCGACGATGTGTGGGGGAGCTACCTGAAAGCGCATGGCTTCACCCGGCACTGGCTCCCGGACGAGTGCCCGGAGTGCTACACTGTGGCGGCGTTCGCGCAGGACGAGCCCCAGGGCATCTACGTCTTGTCCATGCCGGGCCGCCATGTGGTGACTGTGGTGGATGGGAGATATTTCGACTCATGGGACAGCGGGGGAGAGGTCCCCACATACTACTGGATGAAGGAGCGTCGATGATGGCATACCCTACCTATCAATATCCGGGCTACCAGCCCACACCGGTCTACTATCCGAGCCCTGTGCCCGACCAGCTCGCCCAGCTCCGGCAGAACCAGATGCAGCAGCCGATGATGCAGGGGCCGCAGATGCCGCAGCAGCCGGTCCAAGCTGTGCCCCAGCCTCAGCAGGCCGACCCCGGCGGGATCATCTGGGTGCAGGGAGATGCCGGAGCAAAAGCGTACATGGTGGCCCCTGGGAATACGGTCCCGCTGTGGGACAGTGAGGACCAGGTGATCTATCTGAAATCGGTGGACATGTCCGGTATGCCGTCCATGCGGGTACTGGATTACACGGAGCGCAGCATCGCACAGCCACAGCGCCAGGAGCAAGCTGCGCCCAAGATAGACCTGACCCCATACATCACCCGGGACGAGCTGGAGGACATCCTGGCCGAGCGCCTGAAACGGCCTGGGAGGACCGCCAAGCCAAAGGAGGAAGCGAACGATGAGTAATCCCATTTTCCAGGCCCTTGGCGGGCCGTGCGGACAGCAGGGAGGCCCTATGGGCATGATGCAGGCTTTCCAGCAGTTCATGCAGCAGAATCAGGGCAAGGACCCGAATGAGATGATCCGGCAGATGCTTTCCTCCGGCAAGCTCAACCAGCAGCAGCTCGACCAGGCCCAACAGATGGCGAAGCAGATGGAGGGGCCGCTGAGCGGGATGAAAGCGATGTTTGGTTTCAAGTAAGTCTAAAAATGCGGCCGCATTTTAGAAAATACATCAACAAAGGAGAGTAAACTATGTCTCTTGGTAGTGAAAGCGGCGTTCCTGCCGTCATGAATGTGGCTCCCACCGGCTCCGGCTACAATGGGAACGGCGGCGGCTGGGGCGGTGATTGGGGAGCTTGGATCATCCTGTTCCTCATCTTCGGCATGTTCGGCTGGGGCGGCATGGGTGGCTTCGGCGGGTTCGGCGGCGGCGCCGGCCTCCAGGGTGCTCTGACCCGCGCCGACCTGTGCAGCGAGTTCAACTTCAACGGCCTGGAGAACGCCGTGCGTGGGGTACAGCAGGGCATCTGCGACAGCACCTATGCCCTCAACAACTCGATCAACGGCCTGGGCGTGAACGTCATGCAGGGCTTCCACGGCGTGGACAATGCCATCTGTAACCTGGGCTTCACCACCCAGCAGGGCTTCAACGCCACCCAGGTGGCCATGATGCAGGGCAACAATGCTCTTCAGGCGCAGCTCGCCCAGTGCTGCTGCGACAACCGGGTGGGCCAGATGCAGATCGCCAACCAGATGCAGGCGGACACCTGTGCCCTGACCAACACCATGAACAACAACACCCGGGACACTTTGGCGAACCAGGACGCCAACGCTCGCGCCATCTTGGACGCCCTGACTGCCCAGCGGCTGGAGGCCAAGGACGAGCGCATCGCCGCTCAGGCCGCCCAGATCCAGGCGCTCCAGCTCAGCGCCTCCCAGGCGCAGCAGAACGCCGCGATCGGCGCGATGATCTCCGCCAGCGAGGCCACCATCCTGCGCCGCACCGGCGCGGAGTGCCCCACTCCTGCCTACGTGGTGCAGCCGCCCACTCCGGTGAACTTCCCCACCAACTGCTGCGGCACGTTCAACGGCTGGGGCAACAACGGCGGCTGTAACGGCGGCTGCGGGTGCTGACACGATCCAACGCATTTTTTGACGCAGTCTGATGCGTTGGCTCCCCGGAACGACGGGTGATCATTTCGGGGCGGCGGACCATGTGTCTGCTGCCCCTGACATTTAGGAGGTATGATCTATGGCCTGTAGACCTGTCTGCAAGCTCTGTGACCGGCTGGTGATCAGCCAGGCCGTAACCTTTACCGGCGGCAATCTGGCGATCGACCTGCCCGCCGGGAACTATAACAACAAAGAAAAGTACTGCATCGTGGTGGCCCAGGCGATCCCTGCTGCCACGACTATCAACGCGCCTGTGGTGGTCACCATCGGCGGCGGAACGGAGCTCTATCCTTTGACCGACCGTTGCTGCGCACAGCTCACCGCCTGCGCCATCCGGACCAGGACGCGGTATGCCACAGTGGTGTCCACCAGCGGGACCGGAGGCACGTTCAAGCTTCTGGGCAACGCCTGCCCGTGCCCCACCAACAACTTGGCCAGCATCAACGGGACGGCCCCCGCCGCCGCGCCTACGGCCTGAAAGGAGAGACGACATCATGGAAAAACTTTACGACCTGAAGGACAAGCTGTGCGAGGAGCTGGAGGAACTCGCCCGCAAGCAGGAGATGGGAGCGGGGGATCTGGAAGTCATCCACAAGCTCACCGACACCATCAAGAACATCGATAAGATCTGTATGCTGGAGGACGAAGGCGGCTACAGCGAAGCTGTGGATGGCGGAGACTATGGCCAGGGCTCCAGCTATGCCGGCCGTGGCAGGCGCGATACCAGAGGCCGGTACAGTCGAGACGACGGGCGGGACGGCGGTATGGCCGGCTACAGTTCCCGCCGCCGGGACAGCCGCGGCCGCTACAGCCGCGACGATGGCCGCAGCGAGATGATGGAGCATCTGGAGATGGCTCTGGACTCCGCCACCGAAAAGGACCGGGAGACCATCAAGCGCTTCATGCGCCAGTTGGAGAACGCCTAAGGGGGTGCGGCGATGTCCGCGCCGAACCTCAAAGAGATAGAATGGGCCATCTCTGAGTTGGAGCAGGAGGAGAGCTCCGAAGGCCGGTACACGCTGCTGGCCGCGCTCTACACCTGCCGGAACGAGATGCTTGGCCTGTCCGCTCCCCAGCCGCAGATCGCGGCCTACTCGGAAGCGCCGGCTCCGGCCCAAGAACGGCTGGGCCATTATGGCGACAGCGACTTTCTGAGGGCGGTAGCGGGGAAGGACCCGTCGGACGCATGGGCGGTCATGGACGAGCTCATGGAGACGCTCCAGGTGGTGAACCAGAGGGCCTATGACAGCGTGATGCGGAAGCTGGGGAGATTGTGACGAGGAGGGGCTGAGAGGCCCCTCCTTTGTTAGCCATATATAGTATGACCTACGGGTTAGTTCAATTATGGCGAAAAGGAGATACAAAAAAACGGTCGTCGTTCGTCACGGTTATCGTGCCGATGACTCGGCTCCAAAACTCCTTTTTTTCCTGTCTTGAAAGCCATCCATACGCCATCAATATGTTTTGTACGGGCTTGATGTCTACGAGCTTGGGGGGCTGGGCTTCAGGAGCGTGGACTTCTCGCAACTGATCTCGCAGGGAAAGGTAGTCCCGTTCATACGACTCCTTTTCGATCAGGTCGTTCAGATACAGGTCCTTCAGCTTCTCCATCTTCCGCTTGATCTTTTCCACATCGACGGTCGGTCGTTTCGATACCGCCGATCGTGTGGCCAAAACATTATGCATCTCGTAGCTCGATATGAGGTTCTCCAAAAGCCATTGCTCCAGGACGAGTTCGCTCGTCCTTTTTTTATGTGTGCATAAGTGTAACTTCTCATATTTCGTACAGCGATAGTATGTATATTTTTTTGCGACCACATGAGCGCTCAACCGGTTCCCGCATTCTGCGCAACGCACGAGGCTGGTGAACAGATACACCCGGTCGGATCTGGCAAGGTTCCGTTGCGCTCGTTGCTTGAGCAATTCCTGGCATAGCTGGAACTGCTCCTGCGAAATGATAGGCGGGCAGAAGTCGTCTTGCCCGTGCGCGCGGCCGATGTATCGTTCGTTATCTAAGAGGGCGCGGATCCCGGTCTGCCCGTACACGAGGCCATATTTGTTCATGACGTATTCCCGCAAGGCCCGGACCGACCGGATGATGGTATATTGCTGGAATATATCTTGTGCGATCGGCGCGGTGTCTGGGTCGATCGCCATCTTCTTGTTCTCTATCTTATATCCCAGAGGCACCTTTCCGCTGATGACCTCTCCACGCTGCACCTTATCTTCAAAAACGAACTTGATACGTTCTCCAGTCCTGTCCGCCTCGTCCTGAGCCACGCTGAGCATGATGTTTATCTTCAGCCGCCCGGATGCGGTGGAGGTGTCGTAATCCTCCTGGATGGTGCGCCAGTCCACGTGGCACTTCTCCAAGATCTCCTGGACTTTGTAGTACTCTGCGATATTGCGGAACCATCGGTCCAGCTTGGTGAACACGATGAGCTCGCCCCTTCCGGCCTGGGCGTCCAGGAGGAGTCGTTGCAGCTCCGGGCGCTTCTTGGCGGGCTTTCGGGCGGAAATGCCCGCGTCTATATAGACGCCCACCACCTTGTGCCCGTTGGTCTTGGCCCACTCCTCCAGGGCGGTGACCTGTGCCTCGATGGACAAGCCATGGACCGCCTGCTCCTCAGTGGATACACGGGCGTATAGGAAAACTCGCTTCATTTTATCATCTCCTGGAAAACGTTGCCCGACTCATGATACCACAAATGGGGTCCAATAAACCGGCACTTTAAGCGATTTCTCGAAAAATCTACGGTTTCCACGAATGCGGCTGCTTCGTTTTGTGGAAGATTGCGGGTTGAAAGCGTGGAACGGTTGTATTATAATTTGCAACAGGCAAGCGGATAATAGATTGGGAGGAGATATCGATGAGGGACGCAATTTTAAGGGAAAAGATTTTGGAACTTCTTGAATCAGCCAAAGAACGCGAACTAGACCTAATATATAGGATCCTAAAAAACATGATATAGAGATTACTTGGACTGAGCCAAACGGCTCAGTCCTTTTTTGTATCCCCAAACAACTCTAGCGCCTTTCGTTCAATAAACTCCCACTCTGATTCATCCAGCCGGGCCAATATCGACACAAAGCGTCGCTTAAAATTATCTTCTTCTCCTTTCAAAATGTTTCCGACAAAATCTGCGATTTCTTGGCTACGGGTCGTAGGCACGAACATGTCTCCCTCGCCAGTTCGAAGCCAATTTTCATTTACATCAAACTCTCGGCAGATAGCCAAACGTATTTGGTCGGAAACTGCATTTTCTCCATGTTCAATTTTAGAAATAGCAGATTTTTGTACGCCTACCCGTTCTCCAAATTTCTCCATTGTCAAGGCCTTAGCTTTCCTCACCTCTTTGATCCTTTCGTTTTCGGTCAAATCGACCACCTCCTTATTTACATTCATACTATAGCATAAAAAAAATGGACCGTCAAGAAAGAAGTTTCTTTAAGACACAGAAAAAGCTTGACAAAGTTTCTTTAAGGGATTATACTGTGCCTGTAAGATACGAACAGGAGGTGAGACGATGTCTGAGAAGGACAAAAGAATCATGGAGACATTTGAAAGGGTCGTTCCCAATCTGAGCGAAATCGACAAGGAAAAGCTGCTGGCTTTTGGTGAGGGCGTAGCTCTTATGGCCGAGCGGCAGAGGAGCGGCCTAACTCATGGCAGCGCGTGAGGGGAGGTGAGGATGTGGAAATCATCATTAAGGGCGAACCCAATGAAATCGCTGCCCTCGTGCTGGCGGCACAGGAGCAACAGACCCACGTGGAGGGCATTGACGTAAAAAAGCTGATCGCGGAAATCAACCGCGCCACCCAGGAAGCTGGAAAAGCTGTCTTGTTGGTGTAAGCCCAACTACCTGCTGGGCCTTGACGCCAGCCGGCCCAGCGCGTGAGGGGGAAGGTCGGCGGGGGAGGGGGTGAGTCATTGAAAAAGACTTTTGAAGAAATCAACAATTCTAGGCCATTCTTGTACAGTGAGAACGATGAGACCCGCAACAGTAGAATTGATGATTGCAACCGCAATGTCGTGCCTGAACTTCTCTCGCTCATTTATGGGACCCTTCGCATCCTGCTCTTTTTTATCAGCATTTTCTCTGGTGCGATCATTGCGCTCCTTCTCAGAATGATTGCCACACTTACCTGAGAGGAGGTGAGCATGTGGACCATCCCCATTCTTTTGAGGACTACAAGGCCGCGCTCCAGGACACGCCCAGCGAACGTATCCGAGAGGAGCTGCTGGCCGAAGCAGACAGGGGCGGCAGGTTCTCCCCCTGGCAGATGGCGGAGCTTTCTATGGTCCGGGCGGAGTTGTGGGCGTGAAAGGAGCGCCTGGGCCGTCAGCATCATGCCGTTGGATGATCCAGACAAACTCTATACAGCAAAGGGGAAAGTCAAATGAAAGCAAAAGATTTCTATGGCAGGAGCGTCGTGGACAGCCGTGAGGTCGCGGCGATGGTGGAGAAGAAGCATAAGAATCTTCTTGCCGACATTCGTGGGTACATCGAAATAATGGAGAGATCTGGAGAGCTGAAATTTCAGCCGTCCGAATTCTTTATCCTCAGTACTTATGTAAGTGAGCAGAACAAAGAGCTCCCTTGCTACTTGATCACCAAAAAAGGCTGCGACATGATCGCCAACAAACTCACGGGAGAGAAGGGCGTGCTGTTCACTGCCGCCTACGTGTCGGCCTTCGAGGAGATGCAGCAAGCCATCACGGCCCCCAGGCACATCCCCGAGGTCTCGCCGGGAGGGCTGGCCAAGCTCATCCTTGCCACCCGCAAGGTGATGCTGGAGGCTGGGAGCTCCTCCCTCGACGTGCGGGAGGCCACCAGGAGCATCTATGAGACTTGGCGCGTCCCCGTCCCGCCCGTGCTCACGAAGCATCTCCCCGACCAGATCAGTTTGTTCGAATGCCCTGCCTTGGAGCAGTAAAAAGTTCCGTCCAGCGGTGCAAGCCGGACAGGCACAGCGACATATCTTTGAAAGAAGGAGATGATCCTATGGCGATGTTCGATCCAGTCTGTGTTACAAAAGTGATGAGCGATATCTTGAGTCGCAGAGGTGTGGAGCTGATACTCGTGCCAAAAGGCGAGCCGACACCGTCTCAGGATCGACCTGAGGAGTCTGCATGAAGGTCCGCTGGATGGTCTTCCATCCAGCGGTGATGGACAAGCCCTATCGGATCATGCCTCAACGATGAGCTTTTGACGTGAAGGGTCGTCTGTGGTCTTGACATAGTTGTGGGTATGAAAATACATTTTGTAACTTTGAGGAGGATAAAAATGATCGAACTGACAAGAAACTTTCCCCTGGACGTCATCGAGCAGGGGTTGAAGGACGAGGACTGGCGTGTACGGGCCGCAGCGATGGACGCCTGTCAGGGGCGAGAGGTGCCCTTGGACATCATCGAGCAGGGGTTGAAGGACGAGGACTGGCGTGTACGGGCCGCAGCGGTGAACGCCTGTCAGGGGCGAGAGGTGCCCTTGGACATCATCGAGCAGGGGTTGAAGGACGAGGACTGGCGTGTACGGGTCGCAGCGGTGAACGCCTGTCAGGGGCGAGAGGTGCCCTTGGACATCATCGAGCAGGGGTTGAAGGACGAGGACTACGATGTACGGACCGCAGCGATGGACGCCTGTCAGGGGCGAGAGGTGCCCCTGGACATCATCGAGCAGTGGTTGAAGGACGAGGACTGGCGTGTACGGGCCGCAGCGGTGAACGCCTGTCAGGGGCGAGAGGTGCCCTTGGACATCATCGAGCAGGGGTTGAAGGACGAGGACTGGCGTGTACGGGTCGCAGCGGTGAACGCCTGTCAGGGGCGAGAGGTGCCCTTGGACATCATCGAGCAGGGGTTGAAGGACGAGGACTACGATGTACGGACCGCAGCGATGGACGCCTGTCAGGGGCGAGAGGTGCCCCTGGACATCATCGAGCAGTGGTTGAAGGACGAGGACTGGCGTGTACGGGCCGCAGCAATGAATGTATGGCCAGAGGGTGATCACCACCGAACTGCTGGCCCAGGTCTACGAGACCGACACCAACAACATCACACAGAATTTCAAGCGCAATAAAAGCAATTTTAGGGAAGGGGTCCATTACTTCCTGCTGCAAGGAAAGGACTTGGACTCCTTCAGATTGCAAGTGACTGATAGTCATCTGCAAATTTCTCCAATGACTCGCTCACTTTACCTTTGGACCGAGCGCGGTGCCAACCGCCACTGCAAGATTCTGGACACCCCCAAAGCCTGGGAGCAGTTCGACAACCTGGAGGAGACCTACTTCATGGTGAAAGAGCAAAGGCGGGAGGCGGTGCAGGGGAAGCGTGCCAGCTCCGCAGAAGAACTGGCCGCCGAGAAGCGTGCCACCACCATGCTGCTCAACGCCAAGAACCGCGCCGCCGCGTTCCTCCAAAAGCTCTATGACCGGGCCGGGGTCAAGCCGGAGTATCAGGCGCTGGCGGTCAGTGACTTCTACCAGACCGACGGCGTCCACCTCCCGCGCATCGCCTTACAGGGCACGAAGGTCACCTATGACAAAAGAACGATCGCGGAAAAGCTGGGCGTCTATTCCAAAGCCTCGGGCGGCAAGGCGCCCCACACGCAGGCCATGGGAGCGATCATCTCCGAACTGACGCTCTCGCCGGAGGAGCGAGAGGCGGTCCCTTACATCCGCAACGGCCATGATGGGACGGACTTCCAGTACACGCAGAGCGTCATCGACAAGGTCCGCAGTTGGTTGGAGGAGCGGGCCTGGCCGGATACGATCTCTGCCGGAGGCAAGAACTATCCCATCGTGTATCGAAAAGCGAAGGGATGAGGGCACCTATCCCACATATGTGGATAGGGCCGGAAGATCGTGTCGGCAGCGTTTTTTGTACATTTGAATGAGGAGGCAACTATGGAAACGAAGATCGAAGCAGGTTCGAGAGTGTGGGTCGTAGAGCGCGACGAAGAAGGTCTCGCCTGTGAGGTGTCGGGGTATATGTTCCTCGCGGAAGTGGCTGGGTTCGTCATCGCGACACCCTATATCAGCGGCACGAAGCATATCGAAAGTATCATGGCCTACCACGCCCAGATGACCGCCGAGAATTACGACACAGATCTGGCCGTGCTCCCGGCCGAGGACTGCTGGCCCACGAGAGAGGCCGCGCTCGCGGCGCTTGAAGAGGAGGGGGGAGCGCGATGAGGAAGCGTCTGGACGATTTGTTCGCCCTGCTGATGCTGGCCTTCGGAGTGGCGGCGGTGCTGGCCGGCGGCTGGTGCCTGGCCCATTCCATCGATCGGGCCGGGGAGGAGGCAGAGCCTATCCCTGTGGCCAGCGTACATATCGAGCTGCCCCAGCCGTCCCTTGAGCCTGCGCCCGCGCAGGAGCCGCTGCCCACGCCGACTCCAGCGCCTTACGACCCGGACGTCCCACTGTCCCTGGAGCTCCAGCTCGTGCTCGACGAAGTCTGCGCTGAGACCGGGGTCCCTGTGGCCCTGGCCCTGGGTTTGATCGAGGTGGAGAGCGGTTTCCAGGCGGACGCCGTGAGCCCGTCGGGCTGCGTGGGCCTTTGCCAACTGAACCCCCTCTATTTCCCGGACGAGCTCTCCCCGGCGGACAACATCCGCTATGGTGTGCGCCATCTGGGCGAGCTATTGGAACGGTACGGGGACACGGCGGCAGCCCTCACTTCATATAACGCTGGCCACGACACCGGCGCGAGAAGCTACGCGGACGCCGTGCTCGCGGCGGCGGAAAGGTGGGGGGAGCTGTGTACATGAGGTCTGGCCGGGTCCAGGAAGGGCAAAGTGAGGTATTGGACCGCATCGACCAGGGGGGAAAGGGAATGAGCGGAGGACTACACCTTGACGATCCCCGGTCACAGTATATCGCAAGGATCAGTCACGGGAAAGACAGCCTGAAAATGCTGGATGTGATCGTGTCGCGCGGCCTTCGGCTCGACCGGATAACCACAACGGATATTTGGGCGACCGATACCATACGTGGGGAACATCCGGAAATGGTGGAGTTCAAAGCGCGGGCGGATGAATACATCTGGCGGAGATACCGCATAGAAGTCGAACACCTATGCGCTATGAGGAACGGCGAAAAGGTCACGTATGAAAAGCTGTTTTACCATGTGCCGAAACGCAAGCCCGAGAAATGCAGGGGAGACATCGTCAACGATAAGGGAGGATCCTCGGGCCCCCGACGCTGTGGGGACCGTGGTATCGATCGGACCTCGCACGGAACGCGAACGGACAGGCCGCAAGGCTTCCCTGCACAGATCGGGAGCTGGTGCAAGAAGCTCAAGATCGACTATATACGGATCCCAAGTCAGTGTCGGTCGGGAAGGGGATCTGCGTACCAAGCTCAAAACAAGGGCTTCCGGCAGCCCCACCGCATCGTGGAATACCTGGGGATAGCTGCGGACGAACCAAAACGATTCGGACAGTTGAGCGACAGGAAACGCGCCCCTCTTGTGGAGTTTGGGATCGAAGAGGGTTTGTGCGGGCTTTACTGCCAGTATGAAGGGATACTTGCCCCAAGCTATGGAGCGAGCTGCCGGGACGGGTGCTGGATGTGTCACAACCAGGGCGTGGACCAGCTACGACAGCTACGAAAAAACCATCCGGAGTTGTGGGCGCTGCTCCTGAAATGGGATGCGGACAGTCCGGTGTCCTTCAAGCCGAACGGCCGCACGGTACACGATCATGACCGGCGCTTCCAGATGGAGGACGAGGGCCTGATCCGAGCAGATGATAGGGGCTTTCGATGGTCCATGCTGGATGAACAGTTGAACTACAGATTGTTTTGAAAAGAGGCAGACATGAGACCTATCTACGAACCGAAGGGCGCGGCGGAGAGTGTCGACTACTGGAGGCCACCCAGCTATCCCCATACATCCCCACATGGCATCCAGGGAAGGAGCAGGATAGGGAGGTGGTCTAGGTGGAGCATTTAGGCGACATCACGAAGCTGAACGGATACGAGGTCCCGGTGGTGGACGTGGCGATCGGCGGGAGCCCGTGCCAGGATCTGAGCATCGCGGGGAAGCGGGCGGGGCTGGCGGGGGCGCGGAGCGGGCTGTTCATGGAGCAGGTCAGGATCGTGAAGGAGATGAGGGAGGCAGATGCAGGTCGAGGCCATGCAGGAGAGCTTGTTCGACCCCGATACATGGTGTGGGAGAACGTCGTCGGAGCCTTTAGTTCCAACAAGGGAGACGATTTCCGGGCGGTCCTCGAAGAGACGATCCGGATCGCAGCCCCGGACGCTCCCGACGTTCCATTACCTGCAAAGGGACGCTGGCCTTTGGCAGACTGCTGGATGGGGGACGGCTGGTCCGTCGCCTACCGAGTTCTCGACGCGCAGTTTTGGGGAGTGCCCCAGCGCCGCCGTAGGATCGCGCTTGTCGCAGATCTTGGAGGACACGCCGCACCGGAGATACTCTTTGTCCGCAAAGGCGTGTGCGGGGATTCTGCGCCGGGCGGAACGGCGGGGGAAGAAACTGCCGCCGGAGCTGAAGGAGGCGCTGGAACGGCAGTCGCGCTCCGGATGAGGTCCGGATGCGAGGGCGGCGGCAAGGGGGCGCTGATCCAGGTGGAGAAGAGCGGGACGCTTGGGTGTAACAACGATCAGACGATCTTTCGTCTGAACGATCAGGGCGGGAACGCCATCGTCATGCGGCAGCACAGGTTCGGGGAGTACCGGGAGGGCGTGGGGACACTGACCTCACACAACGGAACGCGCCATGCCTCGGAAACGCTCGTAGTAGACGGGCAAGTGCGCCGTCTCACTCCGCTGGAATGCGAACGCCTCCAGGGCTTCCCGGACGGGTGGACGGACATAGGGCCGTGGAGGGACAGCGTGGGGAAGCTCCACAAGCAGAGCAGCGACAGCGCACGCTACAAGGCCCTGGGGAACTCCATCGCCCTGCCGCCCTGGGCCTGGGTGTTGAAGCGTCTGTGCGCCTGCTATGAGCGGCCCGCGACCATGGCCAGCCTGTTCGACGGGATCGGCGGCTTCCCGCTGATCTGGGAGAGGCTGAACGGCCCGGGCTCCTGCCTGTGGGCCAGCGAGATCGAAGAGTTCCCCATGGCGGTCACCGCATATCATTTTGGAGAGCCGCAGGAACGATGGAGAGGAGGACGGCAAATGGGCCGCTACTATTATGACATGGCAGGACGAGGCCGCGAGCTTCCGGAGCGTTCGCTGGAGCCGCCGGATTGTTGGCGGGAGGGGCCGGAGGAAGAGGAGGACGAGGACGATGCTGACGAAGATCCCTATCGCTGATATGTCCCATGAGGACTGGCTGGCGGAGCGGAGAAAGAGCCTGGGAGGCTCGGACGTCGGCGCGATCGTCGGGCTGCACCGATACGCCACGCCTTACACGGTCTGGGCCGAAAAGACGGGACGCATCCCGCCGAAGGAGGACAACGAGGCCATGCGCCAGGGCAGGGACCTGGAACGATATGTGGCGGAACGGTTCACAGAACGCTCCGGCAAAAAGGTGCAGCGATACAGCTATTTGCTGCGGGATGGTTCCGTCCCATATCTACACGCGAACATAGATCGACGCGTCGTGGGAGAGCGGAGCGGCCTGGAATGCAAGACCGCCTCGTCTTGGAACGCCGCTCTGTACGCTGGGGGCGGCTTCCCGGAGAGCTATTATGCACAATGCGTGGCCTATTTGGCGGTGACCGGGTGGGAACGGTGGTATCTGGCGGCGTTGGTGCTGGGGCAGTCGTTCCACATCTATCAGATCACGACCATAGCGGACGATGGAGCTCCTGAGTGGTGCGAGGGCAGCGTATATGTGGGCCCGGACGAGATAGATGCGCTGAAGCGCTGCGCTTCCGAGTTCTGGGAGAACTATGTCGTCCCTGACGAGCCTCCACCGCCTGACGGGCTGGACCCAACGGGGGAGGCCATACAGGAGATCTATGCGGACGACGATGGCGGAACGGTCGAACTGTTCGGCCGCGATGGGCTCCTGGAGGACTATTTCCGGCTTTGCGCCGAGAGAGAGGAGACACAGCGGAGGATAGAGGCCATCAAGCAGACCATCCAGATGGACATGGGGGAGAGCACAGGCGCGGTGTGCGCAGCGGCTCACGTCTCATGGAAGCTCCAGCACCGAAGGAGCTTCGACCCCGCGGCGTTCCGCAGGGTACATCCGGAGATATCACTGGAGCCCTTTTACAAGCAGACACAGAGCCGTGTATTCAAGATCACGAGAGAAAAGGAGACATGAACATGGAGAACGCGATCCAAAAGGCCCAGGCCGGGAAGATGGCCACAGGGAAGGCCACTACCATACAAGACTATGTCAAACGCATGGAGAAGGAGATCGAAAAAGCGCTCCCATCCGTCCTGACCCCGGAACGGTTCACCCGCATCACGCTGTCCGCGCTGTCTACCGACCAGACATTGGCGCAGTGTACGCCCAGATCGTTCCTGGGGGCCATGATGACGGCGGCGCAGCTCGGCTTGGAGCCGAACACGCCGCTTGGGCAGGCGTATCTCATCCCTTATCGCAACCACGGCAGACTGGAATGCCAGTTCCAGCTCGGGTACAAGGGGATGCTGGACCTGGCCTACCGCTCCGGCGTGGTGAGCACGATCCAGGCCCACGTCGTCTATGAGAACGACGAGTTCGATCATGAGTTCGGGCTGGAACCGAAGCTCCGTCACGTCCCGGCGAAACGGGACCGGGGCGCGCCTGTATGGTTTTACGCCGTGTTCCGGACGAAGGATGATGGATACGGTTTCGATGTGATGAGCGTGGAGGAGATCAGGGCCCACGCTCAGAAGTACAGCAAGGCATATAAGAACGGCCCGTGGCAGACGAACTTCGAGGAGATGGCGAAGAAAACGGTGTTGAAGCGGGCGCTGAAATACGCGCCGCTCAAGACGGAGTTCGTCCGGGCCGTGGCTTCTGACGAGACGATCAGGTCCGGGCTGTCCGACGACATGTTCGACCTGCCCGATGAGACGGTCATCGAGACGGAGGATTATGAGGTCGGCGAGGTCACCGGGGAGCTGCCGCTCGGCGGCGAGGATGGCCCGAAGGGAGCCGCGTCAGGAGAGGGCTCCCATTGACATCGTCACCCAGGCGGAGCCGGATGCGGTGTGGCTGGCGGGGCAAGGCGCCAGTCACACCGGCCGCCGGCACAGGCGGAAGGGCGAAGACAAGAGCGCGATCTACATTGAGTACAGGAGGGATACGAATTGCTGAACCATATCGTCATCATGGGCCGCCTGGCCCGCGACCCGGAGCTGCGCCACACCCAAAGCGGCATCCCCGTGGCCAGCTTCCGCCTCGCGGTGGACCGGGACTTCAAGGACAAGAACACCGGCGAGCGCGCCACTGACTGGATCGACGTGGTGGCCTGGCGGGGCGCCGGCGAGTTCGTCAGCCGTTATTTCACCAAGGGCCGCATGGCCGTGGTGGAGGGGCGGCTGCAGATGCGGGACTGGACGGACAAAGACGGCGACCGCCGCACTTCCGCCGAGGTGGTGGCGGACAGCGTATACTTCGCCGATGCCCGGCGGGACAGCGACAGCGCCGGCACGTCCGGGAGCCCTCAGGCCCCGGCGGGACATGGCGCTGCGCCGGGCGGCTGGACCTCCGGACCGACCGACGACGGCTCCCTTCCCTTCTGAGGCGGTGAGGCGAGTGACCTACATCGACTATCTGAACGACTTCAACCAATGGCTCGAAACCAACGCTCTGCCAGCGTCCTCACAATTGATGTTCTACAAATTATTGTACGTCTTCAATAGAGCGGGTTGGCCGGAGTACGTAGGAGTAGATAACTTGCGGTTGATGCTCATGACAGATACCAAGTCTGAAAAAACGGTCATCCGTGCGCGGGACAAGCTGGTGGAGGCCGGGTTCATCACCTACAAAAAGGGGCGGAAGGGGATGCCGAACCAATACGCTCTTTGTGAGAAACACTGTAAAAATTACAGTATAAACGACAGTGTATCTTAAAAATATACTGTAACCATTACAGTGTATCCGCCAGTATATCCACCAGTATATCCGCCAGTGTATCCGCCAGTATATCCGCCAGCCATATAAAGACAAAGACATAGACAAAGACAAAGACGTAGATATACTGACCTGTTACGTAGTGCTCCTGTATAGACGTTCTAAGACTTGAAACTATCATCCTCCTAACGAAAGAGGAGGAGACTTATACCTGGTACGTAGGCGCGGAGGCTTCCTCTCCGCCTTCTCGACAAGAGGTGAGGTTTTTTGAAAAGAAATGAGATCGACGACCTGTTCCGTTTGCTGGCGATCTTCCGCCCTGGGGACAAGCACCTGTCGGACCCGATGCTGCGCTCCGCGTGGTTCCTGGTCCTGGAACCGTTCGACCACGACGATGTGAGGGATGCGGTGGCAGGATACTTCAGGGAGAACAAATATTGGCCGGACGTGACGGACATCGCGAAACGGTGCCCGCGCCCTGTATGTGCCGGGCCGGCGGGAACGGGCCCTGCGGCAAAGAACGCGATGTGTCTCCCGAGCCTGGAGCGTGTCCGCAGGCATGACGAATGGATCGACAAGTTCCTCGACGATCTCGATCCAGGCTGGAGGGAGCGTTGGAGGGCATGATGGCGAAGCTGGTGGTCCCCGGGCCTCTGCCGGGGCTGAACGACCTCATCACGGCCGAACGCTCCCACAGGCAGAAGGGCGCAGCCATGAAGCGGCAGGTCCAGCGGGTGGTAGAGCAGTGCGCCAAAAAGCAGTTGCGCGATTTTCGGCCCACTCGTCCGGTTTGGATGAGCACACCTGGTATGAACGAGACCGCCGCAGGGACAAAGACAACATAAGCTCGTTCGGGCGGAAGGTGATCCAGGATGGGCTGGTCAAGGCCGGGGTCCTCGCCAATGACGGATGGGCGCAGATAGCGGGCTTTTCTGACGAGTTCCACGTGGACGCGAAGCGGCCGCGCGTAGAGATCGAGATCGGGGAGGTGACGATATGACAGGACTTTCGAGCGCAGTCGAGCTGTACGACCCATATGGGATCAGCCATGCCGTCAGGCCGTGGGTCAGCCCGCCGGACCCGCCGGAGCAGGTACATACCTGCGACCCGCAGACGGCGATCGACCGCTGCCTCGACTGCAAACGGAAACGATGCTATGGGAACTGTGCGCCGCACGAGGGAGAGCAGACGAGGACATGGGGATGCTATGACGAGCTCGACGCTCGGATAGATGCCCTGCTGCGCGCCGGCTTGAGGAGCGGCCCCATTTGCCAGGAGCTCGGGATCGCGATGAAGGAGCTCAAGAACGCGAAGGCGAGGCTGCGCTACAGGGCCAGACGCGACGCAGCGGAGGGGAGGAGGGGGAAAGACGGATGAGACCGATCGATGCAGATGGACTTGAGATCGACATGGCGGAAGAAGTGTTCGACGGAGATGGGGGCTATAAGATCTTCGGGTACAGCAAACGGCAGATCGACGCCGCACCCACCATCGCCTCGCAGCCCAACGACCCGCTCACCCTGGAGGAGCTGAGGGGGATGGACGGGGAGCCGGTGTGGATAACGCCGGGCGGGTTTTGGGCGTTGGTCATAGCTAAGGCTGATGAGCGCGTTAGACTTAGATGCAATGACGGCGAAACCGTTTGGGCGGATAAAGAAATCGAATTGGTGGGGCCGGTATACCGCCGCAGGCCGGAGGAGGGGGTTAGGAGAACGATATGCGTTATTCGTGGTGGGGGCATATAAAGGCGATCATACGGGCATATCCAGCCCGCCAGGGGAAGGAGCTATCTGGCGTAGCCCTGAGAGATCAGATGGCCGTGCAAGGAGCCATAGAGGCTACAAGACACATGGATGGCGGAGAAGCGAGGATGAAGGTCATCAGATTGTTGCACTGGAGCGTTCCGATTACACTCAATTTGAACGGAGTCGCACTTGCTGTCAAGTGTGATAGGGCCACAGCGGCAAGATGGCAGCGCAAATTCTTTGAAGAAGTGGCGAGGAACCGAGATCTGCTCGATTGAAAGATGCGACTTTTTGACCTTGTTTTTATGCGATAATAAGGCAGGTGGGAGCCCTCCATCCTCCCACCCATGCTCCTCCTCCTCTTGACCACGAAGGGGCAGCGGGTCTCGGTCCGCTGCCCCGGATGTGGGAGATGTGCCGTTCTTTGAAGCTCATATCTCTGTGTAGCGGGAAGCGGCAGGGGCTATATGCAGTGGACCGGCGCATGGACCGGGAGCTGCACTGTGAGAGGAAACGCATGGCGGGGTATGTTCCCGCAGCCTTTTCTATCAGATCAAAATGCAAAACATTCTCCTTGGTTGAGATAGACCTGGAGCAAGAGGTGATGAGAGTGGCCCGTGGTAAGTTTGGATATTGGCTGACTGAGGACGGGCTACTGCTGTTGGGCGGGTGGGCCCAGGAGGGGCTGACCGATGAACAGATGGCAGAAAAGATGGGGATCGTTCCATCAACGCTATACGACTGGAAAAACAAATTCCCAAAGATTTCAGAGGCCCTAAAAAAGGGAAAAGAAATCGTTGATATCCAGGTCGAAAACGCTTTGCTCAAACGGGCGCTCGGCTATGATTATCAGGAGGAACGGGTCGAGCGTTCTGACAAAGACGGCGTAAAAGTGATCCAGACGTTGAAGCATGTCCCGCCCGATACGACGGCTCAGATCTTTTGGCTGAAGAACCGCAGGCCAGATAAATGGCGAGACAAGCCGGTCGACGTGAAAGAACAGACCACCGTGGAAGACCTGACCGCGCTGGCGGAGAAATTGAGGGCTGAATGACATGACCCTCACCCAAACCATCCCTTGGTCCGACTTCTCGGACAAGCATAAATACTACATCCACAATGCCCTGAAAAGCCGCATCTGCGTGGCGGAGGGGGCGATACGATCCGGAAAGACTATCGACCACTGCATCATCGCCGCAGCGCACCTGGAGCTGTGTCGGGACAAGATCCACCTCGCGTCCGGCTCCACCATCGGCAATGCCAAGCTGAACATCGGTGTATGCAATGGTTTCGGTTTGGAGGCCCTGTTCCGTGGCCGCTGTAAGTGGGGCAAATACCGGGACAACGAGGCACTGTTCCTCTACACCCAGACCGGCGAGAAGGTGGTCGTTTTCGCCGGGGGCGGCAAGGCCGACAGCTACAAGCGTATCTTAGGAAATTCCTACGGTTTGTGGATCGCAACGGAGATCAATGAGCACTACGACAGCGACGACAGTCGGGAGTCGTTTATCAAGGTGGCCTTTGGCCGTCAGGCGGCAGCGCAGGACCCGCTGGTGCTGTGGGACCTGAACCCCTGCAACCCGAACCATCGGATCTATGAGGACTACATAGACCATTACGCAAGGACCGGTCTCTCAGGCTACCTATACGAGCATTTCACCATCGACGATAATCTCTCCATCTCCAACGAGCGTCGGGAGGAGATCAAGGCGCAGTACGATCCGTCCAGCATCTGGTACAAGCGGGACATCCTTGGGCAGCGGTGCGTGGCCGAGGGCCTGGTGTATCCCATGTTCAGCGAAGAGGGCCACGTGGTGGACGAGATACCCTGGCAAGCCCTCCAGCGGGGGAGATGGTATATCTCGGTAGATTATGGCACAGTGAACCCGACCTCGGCGGGGCTTTGGTGCCTGTGGCGGGGGACGGCGTATCGCGCCGGCGAATATTACTATGACAGCAGGAAGCCTGGGAACCATCAGCGCACGGATGAAGAGCATTATGCAGGTCTGGAGGAGCTGGCCGGAGACAAGAAGATAGATCGGATCGTCGTGGACCCATCCGCAGCCAGCTTCAAGGAGACGATCCGGAGGCACGGGAGGTTCGCCGTGTGGGACGCAGACAACAGCGTCGTGGATGGCATCCGGTTGACGGCGTCGCTGTTGCAGGCCGGTCGGATCCTGATCCACAGGGACTGCAGGGGCCTGCTGTCGGAGATCGCCGCATACCGCTGGGACACGGAAGCGTCGATGGATACGGTGATAAAAGAAGCGGATCACGCCTGTGACGACATGCGGTACTTCTGCTCCACTATCATGGCGCGGGAAGTGCGGTCTGCGGGCATATGACAGGGACATTTCGATGGGCTATCAAAAAAGAGGAGGATATCTAGCATGAACGAACTGAAAGTGTTCAACTATGAGAGCAATGAGGTCCGCACCATCATGCGTGATGGGGAGCCGTGGTTCGTGCTCAAGGATGTGTGCCGGATCTTGGACATATCAGACCACAAGGTCGTTGCTAGGCGATTGGATAAGGATGAGGTGTGCCAAACACCCATCACCGATAGCATGGGTCGCAAACAGGATACGACCATCATCAACGAGTCGGGCCTGTACAACGTCTGGGACACCAATGCTGTTGACCGTGGCGAGGATGTGCCGCTCAAGGAAAACGACCACTGCATGGATGCCGTGCGATATATGGTGAAGACCTTGCGCCTTGTCAAAAAATCTGCCGAAAAGGAACACAGGTCTATTTGGGATTAGGAGGATGAAGATGGGAATCCATCCATATGAACAGAAGATAGAGTTAAAACCTTGCCCGTTTTGTGGCACTCCAATGAATACAGGCAACCATTTCGGGCTTTTTGGATGGCACGAGCCAGATTGCTTCTTTTTCTATCTCGACGAGCATGAAGTGGATATGTACGAAGAAGATATATTTCCGGGGTTTATTTCCGCATGGAACAAAAGATACGAGCAGAAAAGGGAAAACGTAAATGCAGACAGGCAACATTGAAAATATCTCTTTTTCTAAATTCCGTTGTAACGGCTGCGGAATGGTGTTCAGCATTGTGGAGCCAAAAGAGATTTGCCCGGAATGCGGATTATTCTTTTGCGAAGCGTGTGCCAAAAGCGGAAAATATTCAAGCAATAAGTTGAAGAATATGGGAAATGTAGGAGGCGAGCCGCCGAATTGTAAATCACATATCAAGGTCTGGTAGACTGCGGACAGGACGAACGCCGTCGAATGGATCTTATCCGTTCCGTGGTGGATCAGCACCGCAGCAGCGAAGCGTATAAGATCGCCGCTAAATGAGAGGAGCATCATCATGAACGAACTGCAAATCATGAACATCAAGGGTATCAAGTGCTATGAGAAGGATGGCGTTGTGTACCTGGACCTCGAAACCTGTGCTCGTGGGTTGGGGTTTACGCAAGAGAAGAGCGGTGTGGAATATGTCCGTTGGGAAACGGTGAACGGTTATTTGGAGGAAATTGGTTTTCCCAAGAAGTTGGGAAAGGGTGATTTTATCCCCGAAAACATCTTCTACCGCCTTGCCATGAAGGCAAAGAACGCCGTCGCGGAGGCGTTCCAAGCCAAGATCGCCGATGAGGTCATCCCCTCCATCCGCCGCAACGGCGGATACATCCACGGGCAGGAGAACATGACGCCGGAGGAGTTGATGGCAAAAGCGCTGATGGTGGCGCAAAAGACTTTGGCCGACCGGGAGGCCCGCATCTCGGCACTGGAGATCGCCAACTCCGCCCTGACAGTGGAGACGCAGGTCATGAAGCCCAAAGCGGACTACTTCGACGAACTGGTTGATCGGAACCTGCTGACCAATTTCCGGGAGACGGCGAAGCAGTTGGAGGTCAGGGAGCGGGACTTCATCCAGTTCCTGACCAACAAGAAGTACATCTACCGGGACAAGCGTGGCAAGCTGATGCCCTATGCCCAGCATGTGGATAGCGGCCTGTTCGAGGTCAAGGAGTGCTTCAACGAAAAGACCCAGTGGAGCGGCACCCAGACGATGGTGACGCCCAAGGGTCGGGAGACCTTCCGGCTGCTGTTCGTCGGGGCGGCGTGAATGGCTCGGCTATCAAAAAGAGGAGGATATCCGTCATGAACGAACTGAAAGTGTTCAACTATGAGAGCAATGAGGTCCGCACCATCATGCGTGATGGGGAGCCGTGGTTCGTGCTCAAGGATGTGTGTATGGTGCTGGGCATTGCGAACCATAAGAATGTTGCGGCTAGGCTTGAGGATGATGAAAAAGATGGGGTCCGTATGGCGGACCCCATCGGACGGATGCAGGATACGACCATCATCAACGAGTCGGGCCTGTACGACGTCATCCTCCGTTCTGACAAGCCGGAAGCCAGGCCCTTCCGAAAGTGGGTGACGGGCACCGTCCTCCCGGCGATCCGTAAGACCGGCTCGTACAGCGCCGACGTCCTGACGGACGGAACGAAGGCCGCGCTTGCCGAAGCCAAAGCCAAAAACGCCCGGGCCCGCGTGGCTTCCATGTGGATGAAGCTGGCCAAGGAAAACCCCATCCCGGAGTACAAGGCGATCTGTGCCCATTATGCCAGCGCGGAGCTGACCGGCGGGCAAGCGGTGCTCCCTCTCCCCGAGGCGACGGAGCGTACATACAGTGCCGCCGAGGTCGGAGAGCTGCTGGATGGCATAAGCGCCGATATAGTGGGGCGCATGGCGAACCAGGCCCCCGCGATCTTGATATGAGGCGGGGGAGATATCGCATCCAAGAGAGGGAGATACATGGGCATCATCGAATGGGCGCTGAACAAGTTCGGCTACACGAAACAGGATAGAGTGACGATCCCTGCCGGGACCATCGAGAAGGAGTTCAGTGTGCTCCCTGCCGCCTCCCGGAAGATGGAGGACGCTATCGACCTCTGGTATTCCATGTATATCGACCACCCTCCCTGGGAGAGCTGCGATGTGCGGCCGCTGGGATTGCCGGGGGCCATCGGTCGGGAGCTGGCCCGTCATGCGTTGACGGAGTTCTCTGTGGCCGTGTCCGGCAGCGAAAGGGCGAAGTACATCGACCGGCAGATGCAACTGGCGGTGGCAAGGTTCGGGATCGATCTGGAGCTGGGCCTCTGCCTGGGCGGGGTGTGCCTCAAGCCGTACCCGGAAGATGGCCGCATCTTGGTGGACGCTTTCACAACGCGCTTCACGCCGACCCGCTTCGATGGGGCCGGCAAGGCGATAGGCGGCGTGTTTGAGAGCAAACCTGTGCGCCAGGGAAAAGACTGGTTCGTCAAGCTGGAGTACCACGACTTCCAGATACGCGAGGATGGCAGCAAGGTCTACGTGGTGGAAAACAAAGCATTCCGCAGCGGACGGGACGGCGGGATCGGTACTCAGGTCCCTCTCGATGCCATAAAGGAATGGGCAGGACTGGAGGAGCATAAGGAGATCGAAGGTCTGACCGGCCCGCTGTTCTCCTATTTCAAGCCGCCGATAGCCAATCGGGTGGAGCCAGATTCGCCTATGGGGGTCTCCGTGTATTCCGGAGCGGTGATGGACCTCATACGGGAAGCGGACCTGCAGTGGGAGCGTATCTGGTGGGAGTTCAAGAGCGGGGAGCGGAAGATCTTCTCAGATGCCACGCAGATCGATGCAGGACAGATCGGGGACCGCCTTTTCCTGAAAGGCTCTTTTACCAGGGATGGGAACCTGTTCGAGCAGTTCAGCCCGGAGCTGCGGAACACCGCGCTATATGACGGGCTCCAATATATCTTGAAGATCATCGAGTTCAATGTGGGGCTCGCTTTCGGAACGATCTCCGACCCGCAGTCCGTCAACAAGACGGCCACCGAGGAGATCATGACCAAACACCGGCAGTATGTGACGGAGGACTGCATCCAGAAAACGTTCCAGACGACATTGGACGATCTGATCTACGCTATGGACGCGTGGTGCGACCTGGCGCAGCTTGCTCCGGCTGGGGAGTACAGCGTGGGATACAACTGGGGCGACGGGGTCCTGGACGATCCTGAGACCAGACGGCAGGACATGGCCATGGGGCTCCAGCTCCTTCACGCCTCCGTTATTGGGCCGGTGGAATACCGTATGCGCTACTTCGGCGAAGACGAGGAGACCGCCCGGAAGATGCTGCCGGATATGGAAGATATGACGGATGAGGAACAGGACGAGGTGGAGTAAATGCCGCGCTATCCGTTCAGCCCGGAGATATTGGATGCCCTCCCCGAAGAGCTGGCGGAGCTGTTCCGGGGCCTGGAACTGAAGCTGCTGGAAGAGATCTGCTCCAGGCTTCGTCTGGCCGGCGAGCTGAACGAGGTCACGGTCCAGGACGTCCGGGCTTTGCGCTCCCACGGCGTGGATCTGGAGGACATCAAGAGGGCCATCTCCAAGACGACCGGCGTCGGCATGGACAAGCTGGAGGCCCTGTTGGACGATGTAGTGGCGCGCAATCAAAGATACTACACATCGATGATCGATATCGCACAGGTGACTTTTCCGCAGAGGCTGGTGGACGAACGGGATATCGACGCTATCCGGCGACAGACTGTCGATGGATTCACCAACCTCACCCGGTCCATGGGGTTCCTGGTACGGGACGGACGGCACAAGGTCATGCTTCCGCCAGCAAAGGCGTACCAGTGGGCCCTGGACAGCGCGGAGCTCCAGATACAGTCCGGGGCCATCAGCTACACCCAAGCCATCGGCGGGGCGGTCAAACAGTTGGCGGAGCGGGGGATGTGCGTCGCCTATGACGAAAGCGGGAACGTGCTCCCCAATCGGGTGGCCTATGAGAGCGGGCACATCGACCATCTGGACGTGGCCGTCCGGCGGGCGGTCATGACCGGCGTCAACCAGCTCAACCAGCAGTACCGGGAGCAGTCCATGGACTGTCTGGAGACGGACCTTGTGGAGGTCACGGCCCACTCCGGGGCACGGGACACGGACGGCCCCAACGGCTGGGAGAACCATGCGGCGTGGCAGGGGAAGGTGTACCGCTGGAGCGCGAAGCCGAAGACCTCCAAAGGCGTCTACCCGGATTTTGCAAAGACCTGCGGATATGGGAGCGTTACCGGCATCGGCGGGGCCAACTGCCGCCATTCCTGGTGGCCGTTCGTCGAGGGCGTCAGCGAACGCGCCTACACGGACGGGGACCTCGCCGCCATCGACCCGGAGCCCTTCCGGTATGAGGGCCGCACCTACACTGCCTACCAGGCCACCCAGAAGCAGCGGGAGATCGAACGTACCGTGCGGAAGCTGGAGCGGACAAAGACCGCATACACTGCCGCGGGGCTCACCGGTCAGGCAGACGCCGCGAGCATCCGCCTGGGGCGGCTGAAGAAGGAGTACCGGAAGTTCAGTAGGGCCGCAGGGCTGAAGGAACAGCGAGAGCGGATGCGGGTGCTGGATAGAAGCGGAGCGGCCTCCCGTGGGCAGAGCGCAGGAAGCAGCGTTGCAGGCAGGCCGGGAAGACCGGTGCAGATCGGAACGGTGGATTTCTCCGACAAAAGGGCGGTTCTTACCCAGATGGATGCAGCGCAGAAAGAAACCGAACCGCTGGACTACGAGGTCAACCGCACCGTGACGGCGGACGGAAAGGTCTGGCGCGTTGTGGGCGAGGCCGGGGAAGTTCATCCGGAGAGTATTCCCAGCAGTCTGACTGGGTCCTACTCCTATCACAATCACCCGGCGGCACAAACCTGGTTCTCTTTCAGCGCAGAGGATGTGCGGTTCTTCTTCGAAAGTAGGCAGGCATATTCCAAAGCATCTGATTATTTATATGAATATATCATGGAAAGAACACCGGATACTCTTGCAGTATCACCGGATGTGGTGTATCATAGGTTCAAAGAGATTTTCAAGACAGACGTTTTTCAACTTTCCGATGAAGGGAAGATCAATATTGACGAAGATGGGTTCCATGAAGTCATGCGGCGATTAAGCCGAGAATTTCGCTTTCAGTACAGGAGGGTAAAAACAAATGGCAGTTAATAAAGATCATCCCGATTACCCGGTATACTCAAGAAAGCATAAAGACTTGTGGGACGCGTATTTGAAACTGGAAGAGGAGGAGCTTGAAAAGTATCCTGAGTATCACGGACTGGACCATCCGGCCTGTGTCACGTTGCGGCCTTTTTATCGGAAGTTTAGTGAAGATATCAAGGCCCTGCAAAAGGAATACGCGTATCTATTTACGGAGGAGAAATAGCATCAACACACTGCAAACCGTGAATATCTAGCGTCATAGAAATGAATATGGAGCGCCAAGAGCCATCAGCTGCCGGGAACCCCCGGTTTCTGATGGCTCTTTTGTTGGGAGGATACCATGACCGATCTGTATTTCAAGATGAAGATCATCGCATGGGCCGCAAAGGTTCCCCTGGTTATAATCATCGCGGTTTGCTGCCTGATCGCGTTTATCATCGACAAACGACGGTAAAATCCGCTGCGGCGGTTTTATGCAAATTTTGACGGCCCGGCGTCGCAAAAATTCCGGGCAAAGGGAGGTATCATGACACGCGAGTTTCTGAAAAACCTCGGTCTGGAGGACTCCGTCATTGACAAGATTCTGGCTGAGAACACCCAGGACGTCAACCAGGAGAAGGCCCAGACCACCACCGCCCAGACCGCTCTGGCGGACACCCAAGGCAAGCTCACCGCCGCGAGCGAGGAGCTGGAGAAGCTGAAAAATGCCGGCGGCGATGGCGATGCAGCTGGTATCAAGAAGCAGCTCTCCGAGCTCCAGGAGAAGTACAAGACCGACATTGCCGAGCGCGACGCCAAACTGGCGGACCGGGACTACTCCGACGCCATCACCCGGGCCATCTCCGGCAGGGCGCTGAAATTCTCCAGCAAGGCGGCGGAGCGGGATTTCATCGCCCGCGTCAAGGAGAAGAAGCTGGAGCTGACGGACGGGGAGCTCACGGGCCTGGACGACTTCATCAAGGCCCAGCGGGAGGCGGACCCGGACGCCTTTGCCCCCGACAAGGCGTCCCCGCGCTTCATCACCGGAGGCGGCGGCGGGCACGGCGCTCCCGGCGGTGGCGGGACGAAAACACCGGCGGAGCTGATGGCGGAGGCCATCGGCAAGGCCAACGCGGAGAGCGGCAAAGCCGCCAATGACATCATTTCTGCTTATACAGGAGGGAAATCGTAATGGCACTTGAAGCGATGGGGTACAAAACCAAAACCGTCAGCGCGGATGTGGAGATCCTCTACAACAGCGAGTTCGTGGGGGACGCCATAACGCTGGACGCCGCCTCCTTCACGGACGGCGTGTGCAAGGCCGGCACGCCGATGGCCGCAAAGGGGACCAAGGCTGCGGGGGCGGACGCGTTCGGCATCCTGCTCCACGACGTGGACCAGAAGCGCCCCCAGGGCACGGTGGTCGTCGGCGGCTACATCAATACCGCTGCGGCGGAGGCCCACTCCGGCGTGACCATCAGCGAGGCGGTCAAGGCCGCGCTGAAGAACGTTGTATTTATGTGACGAGGAGGAAAAGAACATGAGGCTGACTGAAATCTACAGCGCGAAGGCGATTGCCATCCAGCAGACGGAGGCCGCCGGCAACCGGCAGGCGTATTTCGGCGAGGGCCTGTTCCCGCCCAGGAAGAAGATGGGCCTGGACCTGAAGTGGATCAAGACCCACAAGGGCCTGCCCGTGTCCCTGGCGCCGTCCAACTTCGACGCGAAGTCCACCCTGCGCAGCCGGGAGGGCATCAAGATGGACGAGACCCAGATGGCCTTCTTCCGGGAGTCCATGCTGGTCAAGGAGGAGGACGAGCAGAACATCATGCGGGTGCGGGAGGCCAGCGACCCCTACGCCCTGGAGGTCCTGAACCATGTCTACGACGACACCAACACCCTGGTGGAGGGCGCGCGGGTCGTGGCGGAGCGGATGCGGATGCAGCTTCTCGCACCCGTGGACGATGGCTCCCCCCGGATCAACATCGAGGCAAACGGCGTCCAGTACTCCTACAACTACGATGCCGGCGGCACCTACCAGAGCGGCCATTACCGGGCCCTGACCGGCACGGCCCAGTGGAGCGACCTCGCCAACAGCGACCCCCTGAGCGACGTGATGAGCGCCCAGGACGCCGTGGAGGCCGAGACTGGCACCCGGCCCTCCATGCTGCTCCTGAGCAAGAAGACCATGGGCTACCTCAAGAAGAACGTGAAGGTCCGCTCCGCCATTCTCGCCCAGAACGTCACGGCCAACGTCCTGGTGACAGACGCCCGGGTGACGGAGCTCTTCAGCACGGAGCTGGGCATCCGCCTCGTTGTCTACACCAAGAAGTACAAGGACGAGACCGGTACGACCCACCAGTTCTATCCGGACGATATGGTCACCCTCCTGCCGGACGGCGCCCTGGGCAGTACCTGGTACGGCACCACGCCCGAGGAGCGCACTCTGCTGGGCAGCGGCAAGGCGGATGTGGCGATCGTGGACACCGGCATCGCCGTGGCGGTCAGCGTCACCATTGATCCCGTGAACACCAAGACCACAGTCTCCGAGATCGTGCTGCCCTCCTACGAGCGCATGGACGAGACCTTTGTGATCAAGGTCGCCGGCGACACATCTACTGCCGCCCTGTCCGATGTTCCCAATGAGCAGGACGATCTCGACAGTATGACGAAGGACGAACTGCTCGCCTACGCCAACGCGCACAACATCAGCGGCGTCAGCGCCTCCATGAACAAGGCGGATATCCTGTCCGCGATCAAGGCCGCGAGCTGAGAAAGGAGGCCCGCCGGATGGCTTACGCTGACTACGATTTTTACCTGAACGAGTACCTCGGGGACGCGATCACCGGGGAGGACTTCCCGCGGCTCTCCCAGCGGGCCTCCGACTACATCAGATCGGCCACCAAGGGCCTCTCCGACAGGGCGGACGGCTTGCAGTTGGAGGCCGTGAAAAAGTGCGCCTGCGCCATTGCGGACATCCTGCTGGACGAGAGCATCATGACGGCAAGCGCGTTCAGCGGGGAGCAGGCGGTCTCCAGCGAGACGGTGGGGGGCTGGTCCAGGAGCTACCGCGCCCCTTCCGTCTCCTCCGCTGAGGTGTCATACCTCGCCGGGCGGAAGCGGGAGGCCCTGCTGCTGTACCTGGGGGAGCTCCCGGCCTTCGCCGGTATTTTCAAAGTGAGGTCGTACCCATGCCCGCACCGAAGAGGCTGAGCCGCCCCCGGCGGCTGAACGCGTCCCCAGCGGCGGGGATGTTCCCCCACGCGGTCACGCTTTACAACGTGGCCGTCAGGACCGGCAGGGGGACGGTCAGGAGCACGGTGGAAAGCAGCGTCACCCTCCTGCGGGGCGTGTTCCTGGACGCCTCCAGGGGGGCGGACCCGGACCGGAACGGCCTGGAGGGCGCGGACGGGGCGGTCCTGTACGTGCCCTCCGGCGTGGAGGCCGTGGACGCGGTGACCGGGGAGCCGAAAGCGTACCTGCCGCCGGTGGAGTTCTGGAGCGCGGGAGATAAAAGCGGCTTTTGGACCCTGGCGGCCAGCAGCCGGAGCGCCCCCGGCAGGGGCTTTACCTTTTTCGTGAAGGGCCTTGCCCCTCCTCCGGAGGGTACGTCTCCGGAGGAGGTGCGGGGGCGGCTGGAGGCGCTGTACGACCAGGTGTACCACGTCTCCAGGATCAAAGAGCGGAATTTCGGAGGACTGGCCCACTGGGAGATCGGAGGGGTGTGAGAAGGCCGGTTTGACATTCAAAGTGGAAACAAGGGGCTTCGGAGATATCGCCCGGAGGATGGCCCAGGCCGCGCCTGGGGTGAAGCATACCCTCGCGGTCCAGATGGCGAAGGACACGGAGCCGTATGTCCCCGCGCGGACGAAGTCCTTTGCCGGCCGGACGCAGGTGGACGGCGACACCATCATCTACCCCGGCCCCTATGCCCGGTTCCTCTACAGGGGGAAGCTGATGATCGACCCCAGGACCGGCAGTCCCTTCGCGACAAAGGGGGCGACCAAGATCGTCACGGGCAGGGACCTGGATATCAGCACGGCGGTCCATAGCAAGGCCCAGGACCACTGGTTCGAGGCATCCAAGGCCCAGAACATGAGGAAATGGGAGCGAGTAGCAGGGAGGGCAATGCGGCATGAGTTCGGAAGATAGGACCATTGAATTTGTCTCCGCTTTTGAGGAGGCGGGAATCTCCAGAAACCTTTTGGATTGGCTGAACAAGTGGCTGGAGGCGCAGGCGGACATCCCCTTTTCCATTGATTTCATTGACTATGAGTTCATGGAGGACGAGACGCCCGGCATGGCGATGTCCCTTGTCCAGAGCGCCTATATCGTAGAGCGGTTCATCAACGGGGCATACACAGCGGACTATCAGTTCAAGATCATCTACAGGACGGCTCCGGATACCCCGGAGGCCCGGCTGAGCGCGGACGAGCTCCTGGACGGGCTCGCACAGTGGGCCGCGGGGCAGAAGCCGGATATCGGCGACGGTCTGGAGGTCCAGGAGATCGAGCAGGTCACTCCCGCCGCCCTCTTCGCCCGGATGGCGGGGGGCTGGGAGGACCATCAAATATTCATGCGGATGACCTATCAGGTCCATCCCGGAAAGTGAGGAAACTATGGCAGAAAAAAGAAGCGCGTTCCTTCTCTTCATCAACACGGCGAAGGGGACCGGCGCGGGAACCTACGCCCTGGTCGGCGACGGCGTCACGGAGCTGACGATCTCCTACAACCCTCAGACCAGCACAGAGCAGTACATCCACCAGGACACGGCCACCACGGAAATGACCGGCTACCAGCCCAATGCCCCTGTTACCTCCCAGGTGGTCAAGGGGGACCAGGCCTTTGAATTCATCAACGATATGCGCAGGCGTCTCCCCATTGGCAGCGACGCCCATACGGATATCGTTATGGTGGATGTCTTCGAGACCGCATCCTCCGGCAGCTACCCTGCTACGAGGCAGCCGGTCTCCATCCAGATCGACAGCTACGGCGGCGCGGCCTCTGACCCGCTCTCCATCGGCTACACCATCAACTGGCGCGGAGCGGGGGAAGATGGGACTTTCAATCCTGAGACAAAGGTCTTCACCAAAGGTGCATCGGCAGCAGCCAACATGGAAGAGGAGGAATAAGAGATGGCAGGCATTCGCGTAAACACCGGGGTGAAGCGCATCGAAGTCAATGACGATGGCGATTACATCACCCTGAGCCTGAGCGACAACGACTTTCTCAACCGATTTTTCGCCCTGTATGAAAATTCACAGAAGATGGCGAATGAGTTCTCTTCCAGCGAGGCGCAGATCAGGGAGAAATACCAAGGGGACGCAGAAACCAGCGCGGCTTGCTTGCGGGAAGTGCTCTCCATCTATACGGAGGCCGGAAAGAACATGATGTCTGAGGTTGACAATCTCTTTGGCGCGGGCACCTGCCAAAAGGTGTTCGGAGACATCACGCCCAGTTTTGAGCTTTACTATGATTTCTTCGAGCAGCTCACCCCGTACTTGCAGGAGTTTGCGAAGGAGAAGACCCAGCGCATGAGCAAGTACAGCGCCGCCCGCACCGGCAATGTATAACGCCATGCTGGACCGCCTGCCGGAGGACTACTGCGGCTGGCTCATCCGCACGGACTACCGGATCGGGGTGCAGATTCAACTCTGCATCTCCGACCCGGAGCTCAGCGACAGCGAGAAGACCGGCACGGCGCTGTCCCTCCTGTACGGCAACGGCATCCCCGATCTCCAGACCGCTCTGGAGGGCCTTTCCTGGTTCATGTCCTGCGGAAACGCCCCTGCCGCGTCCGGGGGAGACGATGAGCCGGAGGTGTTTTCCTTTGAATACGATTCTGCCCGCATCGTCTCCGCGTTTCGGAAGGTGTTCGGCATCGATATCAGCCGGTCAAAGCTCCACTGGTTCGAGTTTATGCCCATGCTGGGGGATTTGACGGATACGGCGTTTACAAACATCATCAACATTCGGACCACTTCGGCCTCTGAGGTTTCTTCACAAAAGCGGGCGGAATTTATGCGCATGAAAAAGCGCTTTGCGCTCCCGAACCAGTACACCCAGGAGGAGCTGGAGACCATCAACGGCATCCTGGAGAAGGTGCGCGGTCCGGCTACATGACCACCGGAGGAGGTGAAATCATCCAATGTTTGGATATGACGGTTCTGTCCGTATCAAGGCTGACCTGAACCACTCCGATTTCGACCGGGGCATTGCCCACATGACCAAATCGGTCAACAACTTTGGCGGGACCCTGAAAAAGGTTGCCGGTATCATCGGCACAGTGTTCGGCGTCGCCACGCTGGTCAACTTCGGCAAGGAGGCTGTCAAACTTGCCTCCGATATCCAGGAGGTCCAGAACGTCATTGATGTGACGTTCGGGAGCGGAGCGGCCAAAATCGAAGAATTTGCCCAGTCCGCTGCGGAGGCGTTCGGCCTGTCCGAGCTGTCCGCAAAGCAGTACGCCGGAACAATGGGGGCGATGCTCAAATCCTCCGGACTTGCCACCAGCGCGGCGCAGGATATGTCCATCGCGCTGTCCGGCTTGGCGGGGGACCTGGCATCGTTCTACAACCTGAACACCGATGAGGCGTTTGAGAAGATACGCTCCGGCATCAGCGGCGAGACGGAACCTCTGAAACAGCTCGGCATCAACATGAGCGTGGCGAACCTGGAAGCCTACGCGCTCTCGAAGGGCATCACGAAGAGCTATAAGTCCATGTCCCAGGCGGAACAGGTGCTCCTTCGCTACAACTATCTGCTGAGCGTGACCACGGACGCCCAGGGGGATTTCGCCCGGACCTCCGGGAGCTTTGCAAACCAGATCCGTATCCTCCAACTCAATTTTGACCAACTGAAGATTGCCGTGGGCAACGCGCTGATCCCAATTGCTCAGGCGGTCTTGCCGGGGATCAATGCCATTATCGCGGCGCTCACAAAACTCGCCAGGGTTTTCGCAAAAGTGACCAACCTTCTGTTTGGCAGGAATACAGAGGGCAAAACGGAGACCGGCGTCGCTTCGTCCGCGAGTTCTGCCGCAACAGCAACGGACAAACTGACGGAATCCACGGAGAACGCCGGGAGCGCGGCAAAAAAGGCGGCAAAGGACATGAAGGGCGTCCAGGCCGGATTTGACGAGCTCAATATCCTTGCAGGGAAAGCGGCCTCCAGCCTGGGAGACGCCGCAGGAGGGCTGGACCTCAGCAACACAGATGTGGAGCTTCCCGATGTGGACACAGAGGGAGAGATATTCAGTGATGTGGAGATCTCCCCGAAGCTCAAGGAGGACATAGAAGCCCTGCGGGACGCCCTGGACCGTATCTGGGACGTGTTCAAAAAATCCTGGGAGCTCAATGGGCCGGAGGTCATAGACGCCGCCAAAAGGGCTTTAGAATCCATCTATGAACTGCTCAAGGCCATTGGACGGGCCTTTACGGAGGCGTGGACCGGCGGCGCGGGGCTGGAGTTCTTAAATGCAGTCTGGGATTTCCTGGAGATGATCCTGAACGTTATCGCAGATATCGCGGACGCCTGGAAGACGGCATTTGACAACGTCGGGACGGAATTTTTTGAATCGATCCTCTTCATGTTCACGGAGATCCTGAAACTGCTGACCAGCATCGGGGAGGCGTTCCGGGAGGCGTGGAACGACGGTTCCGGCGTGGAAATCTGTGAGACCATCCTCAAGATTTTCACCAACATCTATAACACCATCGGGACCATCGCCATGAAGCTCCGGGAGGCATGGGAGGCAAACGGGAACGGCGTCGCCATCTGGAACGCGATCCTGGACATCGTGCAGACAGTCCTCAGCTTCATAGAACGGCTTACGGCGTCAACGCTGGAGTGGGCGAAGGGGCTCAATTTCGAGCCGCTTATGGCCGCGTTCCGGGGCCTCCTGGAGGCTATCGAGCCCCTTGTGACTGTGATAACAGACGGGTTGGCATATGCCTACGAAAATGTGCTGCTGCCGTTTGGAAAATGGTTCCTGGAGGAGCTTGCCCCTGTTGGGATAGAATTGGTCACTGCGGCTATCGAAGCACTTACCGCAGTCCTGGAGGCAATCAAGCCCCTTGCAGAATGGCTGTGGGAGAACTTTTTACAGCCGATTTCAGAGTGGACCGGCGGTGTGATTGTCACTGTTCTGGAGGCCATCGCTGACGGCTTGCACGACATTGCATCCGTCATCAACGGGGAGCTCTCTCTTACCGATTTTATTGCGCAGCTCACACCGCTGCAGACCCTTCTTCTGGGGATCGCTTCCGCTCTGGTCGCGGTCAAGGTGGCAGCCGCCGGTATGGCTCTGGTGGAAACGATCAAAAAAATTGTTGAATATCTGACGAAATTGGACCTTCTTGATGCTCCGGGGATCATCGGGAAATTGGCACAGGTCTTCACGATTGCAAGCTCCTCAGCCTATACCTTTTCGGATGCAATGCAAATGGTGTTTGGACCTGGTTCTATCCTCGCAGGCATTGGCGCACTCGTTGGCGGCGCTGTAATAGCAATCACCAATTTTATTTCCATGCTGAAAAACGGATTCAGTTGGGCAAATGAAGCGCTCATGCTTCTTGGCATTGCGATTTCCGCAGTTGGCGCAATTATCCTGGGCGCTCCCGCTCTTGTCGCAGGCGTGATTGCAGGAATTGTTGCGGCTGTAGCGACTATGGTCGTTGTGCTCAAAGATAATTGGGAGGAGGTCAAAAAGGCCGGAGCAGAGGCGTGGGAGAAAATCAAGGAGGCATGGAACGCGGCGGGAGAGTGGTTCAGTAAGAATGTGGCAGAGCCCATCGCGAAATTCTTCAAGGACGCATGGGAAAATGTCAAGCAATTTGCCGCAGATGCCTGGGAAGCTGTCCAAGATGCTTGGGATTCTGCAAGCGAGTGGTTCAACACCAACGTCGTTGAGCCCGTAGCCGAATTTTTCTCCGGCCTCTGGGAGGACGTCCAGCAGTTGGCCTCCGACGCCTGGGACGGCATTGTCTCCGTCTGGGAGACGGTTTCCGGGTGGTTCGATGAAAACATCATCCAACCCGTGGCGGAGTTTTTCGGCGACCTGTGGGACGGCATCAAGGAAGGGGCAAGCGAACTTTGGGACAACGTGGTCTCCATCTGGGAGAAAGCCGGAGACTGGTTCAAAACCAATGTGGCGGACCCCATCGGCGCGGCCTTTGAAGCTGTCGGAGAATTCATCAAGGGTGTTTTCAACGGCATCATCGGCACGGTCGAGGGCATGATAAACGGCGTGATCAAGGGCATCAACTGGCTCATTGAACAGCTCAACAAGATCAAGATCGACATCCCGGAGGGCGTACCGCTGGTTGGCGGGACGAAATTCGGCATCAACATCCAGAAGGTGTCCGACGTGAAGCTCCCCCGCCTCGCCAACGGCGCGGTGATCCCGCCAAACCAGCAGTTTGCGGCGGTCCTGGGCGACCAGCGCAGCGGCATGAACTTTGAAGCGCCGGCGGGCCTTGTCCGGCAGATGGTCACAGAGGGGATTCAGGCGGCAATGGCCCAGGGCGGCGGCTTTGGGCGCGGCGGCAACATGACCGTTGTCCTGGAAGTGGACAAGCGGGAGTGGGGCCGGGCAACGGTCAAATTCGGCGGCGCTGAATATCAGCGCATCGGAACAAAACTGGTGGAGGCACGCACATGAGCACAAGTGTATTTGCCGTAGACGGCGTGGAATATCCCGGTGTGTTTGTAAAATCCCCCCTCCGCAGGTCCTTCAACGTCCTGGACGGAGAGAACGCGGGCCGGACGATGGACGGCAAAATGCAGAGGGATATCATCGGTACATATTACACGTACCACATGGACCTCGATATGAGCAACAGCGACCCGGACGAATATGACGCCCTGTTTGAAGCGCTGTCCGCTCCCGTGGACAGCCACCAGATTACCGTGCCCTACGGACAGTCTTCGATCACCTACGAGGCATATGTGGCGAACGGGGAGGATGAGCTGGAGCGCATTCACCGGGACGGCTCCAGAAAGTGGAACAACCTGTCCATCAACTTCGTGGCGATGGACCCCAATAGGAGGGCGTCATGAGTGTCCGCATCATCTACCAGGACATCGCCACGGGCGCGGACGAGGATGCGGCGGTCACCACCCCGGACGCCTCCGGGTTTTCGGACGTGTCGCTCCTGCCCTTCGGCGGGGGCGGGGCCCCGATAGCCGTCCTGGAGCCCTTCAGTTGGCTCCTGGACGGCACCCGGGAGGTGCTGGAGGACCAGCCCATACCCTTCTGGTCCACGGCCCAGAGCGACATCAACGGCGTATTCGAGGCCCCGCCGGAGATCACCTTCGAGTTTGATGAGCGCTACACCGCGCCGGGGCTGTTCCTGACCTTCGCGCCGGAGGTTGGGGAGTACTGCCGGAGCGTGACGGCCTCCTGGTACCGGGGGATCACCCTCTTGGCTACGGCGGAGTTTGAGCCGGACGGTCCGGAGTACTTCTGCCCCACGACCGTGGAATCCTTCGACAAGGTGGTCCTGCGGCTGAACGCCACCAACTACCCATACCGCTATGCCAAGCTCCGGCACGTGGCGTTCGGCGTGTCCAGGCAGTTCCAGAGGGACGAGCTGAGGGACGTGCGCGTGGTGGAGGAGGTCAGCATCCTCTCTTCGGAGGTGTCCGTGAACACCCTGGACTTCACCCTGGACAGCAAGTCCGATGTGGAGTATATGTTCCAGTTCAAACAGCCGGTGTCGGCGTTCAACGGGGAGCAGTTGATCGGCGTCTTCTACATCAGCGATTCCACCCACCGGGCCCGGGGGCTCTACGACGTGTCCTGCATCGACGCCATAGGCGTCCTGGATGAGGACCCATTCCCGGCGGGGATGTACAGCGAGTACCCGGCAGGGGCGCTGCTGGAGGACATCATCGGCGGACATTTCGAGATGGAGTTGGACGCGGCGCTGACCAACGTGCCAATTACCGGATACATGCCCCCCTGCACCCGGAGGGAGGCCATGCAGCAGGTAGCATTTGCCCTGCGGGCGATGGTGGACACCAGCGGCACGGAGAAGATACGCTTCTACCGGGACCGGCAGGACCTGCCCCGGCGCATCCCGGCGGGACGGGTGTACAGCGGCGGCACCGTGGACACCTCCGCCATTGTGACGGCGGTGCAGGTGACCTCCCACAGCTACAGCACCTCCGGCGAGGGGAGCGACACCGTGGAGGTGGACGGCGTGACGCACTACCACAGCACGTCCGTCGTCACCATCAACAACCCCAACGTCACGGCCAACGACAAGCAGAACGTGGTGGAGGTCAAGGACGCCACGCTGGTGAGCCCCATGAACGCCCCGGCTGTGGCCCAGCACCTCTACGACTATTACACCAAGCGGCAGACCCAGCGGGTACGGATCGTGATGGACCAGGAGAAGCCCGGGGACCATGTGGCGGCACCTACGCCCTGGGATACCACCGTGGACGGTTTCATCACCTCCATGAGCATCGTCCTGAGCGGCATCGCGGCGGCGGACTGCGAGATCGTGGGCGTGGACGTGCGGCGCGTGGGGGAGACCGAGGGCATCGTCAGCGGTGAATTTGACTGCGGGGAGGTATAGCGGATGCAGAGATTCAGGGATTTTCTCATAACGGACCGGACGGCGGCGGACGTGGAGCGGGTAAAGGCCCTTGCGGCCCTCTTCGACCGCTACACCGGTCGCTTCCAGGGCACCCCGGCCCAGTATCAGGAGCTGATGGACGGGCCCAAAGGGGCCTATACCTGGGTGGACCTGAACCGGGTAACCAGGGGATATGCCTATGTGGCGACACGCCTCGCGGCGGACGGGTACCGGCTGGAACCGGAGATCTGTCCGGCGTACCTGGTAGCCGTGGGGACCGCCCCGGCGGGGGCGAACTTCTCCGGCGGCGGCATCTTCTACCAGGGCGAGACGGCCACGGTGCGGGCCATCAACGACGCATACAACGAATTCGACGAATGGCAGGAGGACGGGCGGACCGTCAGCCGGGATATCGAATACAGCTTCACGGTGGACCGGGACCGGCGGCTCCTGGCGGTGTTTGAACCGCTGGACGACGGGAAACTGGGCGTCGTAGGCCGGGGCCTCATCGGAAGCGCGAGGATCGGAAGGAGGGGCGCGTAATGGCCTACACACCGACAGAATGGAAGGACGGCGACCTGATCTCCGCCGCCCGGATGAACAAGCTGGAGCAGGGCGTGGCAAATGAACAGGTGGGGCCTCCGGGGCCCCAGGGGGAGCAGGGCATCCAGGGTATCCAGGGGCCGATCGGGCCCCGTGGCGCGCAGGGGGAGCCGGGGGAGACCGGGGCGACAGGTCCTGCGGGGCCTGCCGGTCCGGGGGTGCCCGCGAGAGGCGCGGCGGGTCAGGTGCTTGCCAAGAAGAGCGGCACGGACTACGACACGGAGTGGATCGATCCGCCGGAGGGCGGGGGCGCGTTTACTGAGACCGACCCTACCGTGCCGGACTGGGCGAAACAGCCCAATAAGCCGACGTATACCGCGCAGGAGGTGGGGGCGATACCATCGGGTGCCGTGACCGCTATCCAGGTGATGACAGAGGCCGAGTATGCCGCTCTCCCCGGTACCGCTAAATCCCCCTCCACCCTGTACCTCATAAAGGAGTAGGTCATGCTGAAGCTTGGAACGGAAAATATCTCCGGCCTCTATGTGGGAGAGCAGAAGATCAAAAAGGCGTTCGTTGGAGAGCAGTTGGTGTTTGAGGATAATCCAACTTACACGGTGTATTTCTATGCGGTTGATGAAGAGGATTCGAGTAAAGTTCTCAATTCCAGCTCGTTTACTGTAAATCCAGGAGAATCTGTTTCCGTGAATCCGTGGGATATCAACGGATACAACTTTGCGGGTTGGTATGACGAAAGCGGGAATCTGGTCAGTTCCGGTTCGTCCTTTTCTGTTACTCCGACAGGAGATGCAACATATTATCTTAAATACTATGAGTATTATACGCTTCTTGTGTCTGCTTCTGGATTTGTGAGTTCCGAGCTGGTAGTCACAATAAATGGAGAAGACTACACCATTACAAGGAATGCAGACGCGCAGGGGAATGGGGCGGAATTGCATCTCCGCAAAAATTCCGTAGTAACTGTTAAGACCAAGACGATCCCAAGCGGGTACAAATTCGACAAGTGGGGATTGGTTTACGCGAATGTTACAAGCACTGCTGATCCGTATACATTCACGCTGACTCGAGATTTGGAAATTTTGCACGGGTATCTCTCCAAAGCATCTCGGGTCCCGGCGGGGTATACGGAGCTGGAGTATCTCGCAAACAACCCAAGTATAGCGTATAGCAATCTTTCAACTTGTCCTGTAATCAATGTGCCATTACCGACGGTTGCGTTGAATACGGTTGAGATAACATTCATGGTTACTGGAAATCCGGCATCTTCACTTACGTCGATAGACGCAAAAGGATATGCTCCATTGTTCGGGTATACAAATGGAAATTCGACACAAATCAGAGGGGCTGGTCTGTATTTCAAGGGGATGGATGTGTGTTTTGGAAACGGAATATATATACTCAAGTCAGGGAATTTGACCGCCCCATTGCATTGGACGATGACGCAGAACACAAAATACACTATGAGGGCGAAGATCGATGAGGGCATAACCTATAATGGAACGTCGCTATCCACGACAAGATGGTATGGTAACGCAACATTTAAGCGTACGTCTTCATTGATTTGGATGTCATTTTTCAATGCCGCAATATATACTGCGTCCGGTGGATTATCCTATGCATCATATGCAAAAACCCCTGTAAATGTTCGTATTTATGGATTCAATATGCTTGATGCTGACGGTAACTATATCATGCAGTTGATACCTTGTAAGAATCCATCTGGGGTGTTGGGATTCTACAACACAGTTGACCGGACATTTTATAGAAATACTCGTGGCGTTGTAGCGAATAACAGCGCTATTACATCAACATTCACAGACGTTTCAACATACCCGCTTATCGCAGGCCCCGCAGTCTAAGAAAGGAGGCACCAGCCATGCCCGAAACATCCCCGCCCCGGCCCTGGACGCTCCAGGACATCCCCACCATGCAGAACATGGATAGATACCTGTCCATGCTACGGGCCTTGCGGCAATTCCTCCCGCGCGGCACCGCAGCGCCGGAGGTGCCCGCAGACATGAACGGCTTGACCTTCCGTACGGCAAACGACATCGAAACGATCCTGATGGAGGCGGACCAGGCCGTTACCAATTTAGAGAACAGCTGGTTCGTATCCGGCGAAATCGACGCAGGAGGTTTTTAATATGCAGGATGGTATTATCAACGGCACCGGGAATTCCCGGTATTTGAAGACCATCAGCGGCTTTCTCAGCCTATACCCCACCTATGAGGCGTTCGCCCAGGCGCTGATTGCAGGCACCCTGCCCATCGACCTGAACGGCAAGAACCAAGACGGTTGGGCCCAGCAGGGTACGCCCCTGAACAAGGCGAACCTGCTCACCGACGCCACCGCCGCCCTGGTGGGCCTGGGAGCGGAGGCGAACCCGGACGAGATGTTCGCTACCCTCGCAAACCGCATCACCTACGGGACCGAGGAGCTGACGCCGGGGGTGTCGCCCCTCGCTACCGGGGCCATCTATGTGCAGTATGAGTGAGGGGCGAGGGATGGGTACTAAGTATGCCCCCTATCTCACACTCTACTATATTCAAAGGATAAATTAACAGTTACAGATAGTGGATTAACAGGGGGATTAGCATTATGGCTACTAGATATAATCGTTATATTTGGGCGTTGTATTTGACATCAAACAACATGTTGAATGGATATGTTACTAGGTTAGATCGAAATGCAATTACGGATGGCTCTGTAGGTTCTGGAGTACGCTACTCATATGTCGGAGAAGATTATATTTTGTATGATGGTACAACTATATCAGTATCCAGAGAAGGCAACCAAACCAAGTTCACCGTAACTACCGGCGGTAGCATTCCATATCCACATTCCGTGAGTTCTGAGTATGCAACTAGATTAAAAACGCTTGCATTTGAATGTGATGTACAAGTTAACAAAAGCGGATGGACATCTTTTATAAAACAATCAGGTGTATCCCCATTCAGTGTTACTAAAACATATACTGTAAACAATGGCTTTGATACTGTTCAATTTAGGTATACTTTTGCGGATTTAAATGGCGCAGCAATTGAAAATTTCACATTATCCCCTATATATAAATCTAGCCATACTATAACTGTAAAGGCAGATACTGGAGGAAGCGTATCCGGCGGAGGAACCTACGAGGAAGGAACCTCCGTGACCGTCAAAGCCACCGCCTCCTCCGGCTACCGGTTCTCCCGCTGGACGGAGGGCGGGGCCACAGTAAGCTCCAACGCGTCGTACACATTTACTGTCACCCAAAATCGGACACTGACTGCGGTATTTTCCAAGATTCTCCCCTCCTACCGCATCACCGTCACCGCCTCCCCCGCCAACGGCGGCACCGTGAGCGGCGGCGGGAGCTACGAGAGCGGGCGGAGCGCAACCGTCCGGGCCACCCCGGCGGCGGATTTCCTCTTCGTGGAGTGGCAGGAGGACGGCGTGGCTGTCAGTACCAACCCCACCTACACCTTCACCGTCAGCAAGGCCCGGACCCTGACCGCCGTCTTCAAGCGCAAGCTGTCCGCATACGTGGGCATTGAGGGCAAGGCGCGAAAGGCGACAAACCTCTACGTCGGGGTCGACGGCAAGGCCAGGAAGGTCGTGCGGGCGTACATCGGCGTAGACGGGAAAGCACAGAAATTCTTATAAGGAGGCGAGTGCCATGTTTCAACTTTACGCAAACAAAACCCAGCTAACCGTCCGCGCCCGCGAACCCCTCACCAGCGGCAGCGTGAACGCCTACGAGGCCAGGTTCGAGTTCTCGCCGGACTGGGAGGGCCTGACAAAGACGGCGGTCTTCAAGGCGGGGAATGAGGTCCGGAGCGTGCTCCTGGGCGATGACAGCCAGTGCGCCATTCCGTGGGAGGTGTTAAGATCCCACGGCCGGCAGTTAACTGCCGGGATCTGCGGCACCCGGGGCACGGATATGGTGCTTCCGACCGTATACGCGAACCTGGGAACCATCCTGGAGGGGGCCGCGCCCGGGGAGAATGCCCGGCCTCCCACCCCGGACCTGTGGGAGCAGGCCATCGCCCGGAAAGCGGACGGGATGAAGCTGGACGATCTGACGCTGCGCCTCTTGTCGGGAACGGAGACGATAGCCGAGGTGGAGCTCCCGCCTGCAGGCGGCGGGGAGGGCGGTACATCTGACCACCGGTCCCTGACCGGACGGGACGCAGGGAATCAGCACCCAATCGCCGCCATTACCGGCCTTGGGGAGACGCTGGAGACCATCCCGCGCCCCATGACGGCGGATGAGCTGCGAAAAATTTTGTTAGGAGGAACGAAACATGCCCACAAATAACACCAGCGCATACCTTGACGGCGACCGCGTGGCTGAGCTGTGGACGGCGGTAAAGACGGCCCTGGCGGGCAAGGCGGACCTCGCTGATCTGGACGGCTACACCACCCCGGACGCAGTGGCAACGGCCATCACATCGGCTTTGGCCAACTACGCCACCAACGCCGGAGTACAGATCGCCATTGCTGCGGCTTTGGCCAATTACATGACCGAGAGCGAGGTCAATGATGCCATTGCAAAGGCGGTCACGGAGGCGGCGCACATCACCTTTGAGGCGGTGGATGCTCTGCCGGAGACCGGCGCTCCCAACAAAATCTATCTCGTTCCCAGCGGCGGCGGGAGCGGGAACGAGAAAAACGAGTACATGTGGATCAACGGCGCGTGGGAGCTCCTCGGGAGCACGGAGGTGGACCTGACCGGCTACTGGTCCAAACAGGAGCTGCGGGCCATGACGGCAGCGGAATTGCAGGCGATCCTGGTATGAGCTTTCTTGACGATGCACGGACCCGGGAGCTGTGGGAGAAGGTCAAAGCAGAGCTCTCTGGGAAGCAGCCCAAGCTGCGCGGCAGCGCGGGGCAGGTGGTGGGGTTCAACACCCAGGGAGCGGCGGTGGCGGTGAGCGGGTGGAGTAATCCGAATCTGCTGGATAACTGGTATTTTGCGGACCCAGTTAACCAGAGGGGGCAGACAGAGTATAGCGGCATTGGGTATACGATTGACAGGTGGAAATGGGGAACTGCGAACGGCATGGCTGTAATTGTTGATGCAGGGATAGAAGTAAAACGAACCACCAGTACAAGGGTCATATTAAATCAGGCCCTTACCACTGACCGCGAAACATTTCAGAAAATGTTTTCCGGGAGAACGGTTACAATATCCGCTCTTTTTGGTCAGACCTTACGTCACGCCACACTGACAATCCCGACTGATGATACAAGTGACTGGTATCCCGGCGGAACAGCTTCTGAGAAAGTAGACGATATGTATGTTCGTCTTTCAATCTATGGCTCAACAAGAAATTTCAACCTTTCCTTTGATGTGTACGTTTCTACTGGCGGAAACGGTGGCGGCTTGGTGACCGCTGTAAAATGCGAATATGGCACCCAGCAGACCTTGGCCCACCAGGATGCGGACGGTAACTGGGTGCTCAATGACCCGCCGCCGGACAAGGTGCTGGAGTTGCTGAAATGTCAGAGGTACTATCGAGTGCTTGATTGGGGGACTAGTATGTACGCTCTTGGCTTCCCTGGCATGGTCACGAACGTGGCAAAGGATGTCGTTTTCCAAATCCCGAACGCTGTTTCATTTCGGGCAATACCGTCCGTTTCGGTATCCTCTGACTTCAAGGTGCTGCTCAGAAATCATGCTGGATACATTGGCAGCTCAGCCGGATTAGTCCCAAGTTCCTTAAGGATAAGCACGGTGCCAAGGCAAGTGCCCTCTATATCCATGACCGCAAATTTTGATGGAGTCGATCTAGGCGACAACAATGTTCCAATTTATGTTGCAATTAGTGCGGGCAAGCTGATTTTTGATGCCAATTTGTAATTATCTGAAAGGAGAGAGGGCATGAACACAAATGATATCCGTCATTACATCGCCATTGATGCCCAGGGCCGGATCACCTCCGGCTGGAGCGACGGCCCGCAGCGGGACCGGGACACCACCGGCGCGGTCTGCATTAACGAGGCGGGCGGCTACCAGTTCCGGCTCCACCCCGGCGGAGAGGAGAACCCGCCCCTCTACACGGAGGACGGCATCCCCCTCTACCGCTGGGACGGGGAGC